TGGCCTTGTTGTAGGAGGCGCGACCCTTTTCGTTCAGCCCGCCGGCCGGATTCTGCCCCTCCTTGCGGGTCCACGCAGGCGACTTGGCCCGACCGCCCTCGGAGAAGTAGACCGTGCGCGTGGTGTCCTTGAACCCGTCCATCAGATCCTCGCAGCGAAGTCCACCAGCCCGCCTTCCGCGAAGCCTGGCATGAGCGGGCCGCCTGCCTTCACCGGCGGTTGGCCGAGGGCCGCGCCAAGCGAACCCATCGCGCCCTGCTGCTGGCGTAAAGCAGGGTTTGACGCCGCGCCTTGGAAAGGGGTGCCTTGGGCCTGACCCATTGGCCGTGCCGCTGCCCCCGGAACCGGAGGAGCAACGGGCGGGGGCGCACCGGAGGAGGGGGCCGGTGTGCGGGGGGCCTGCATGGGCGGCGCTTGCAGCGCACCCTTGAACAGGCCCAAGGCTTCTTCGATAGCGGACCTTGCGCGCTCTGTCTGTTCGGTCAGTGACAGGTCGTACATCTATGCGGTTCGCTTCTTGATGTCGTATGGGTACGAAAGCGTGCTCGTGGTGAAGATATCTGTAACATGAGGGCCGCTCACCGTAAATTGCTCGGTGGGGCCGCCCCCGATGGTAATCGCAATCGCCGCAACGTCCTTGGCTTCCGTGGCGGCCAGGACGACGGTGAGACCACCCACCGTTGCGGCAATCGCCGCTACGTCCTTCGCCTCGGTCGCCGCAAGCGTTGCGACGAAGTTTGCGACAGTCGCGTTGACCGCCGCCGTGTCTTTCGCCTCGGTCGCCGCGAAGACCGCAACGAGCCCCACGCTCGCGCTGATCGCCGCAGTGTCCTGCGCCTCGGTCGCCGCGAGGGACGCGGTTATCGTCCCTGCGGCGCCCTGCGGTGAGAGCAGGGTAAGGAGCATGTCTTACCCCTTTGCGGTTGCGCCCTAGAGCGTCTTCAACTGATCCAACGTGGCCTGCGTCTCGGCGATCTGCGCGTCCAGCGCGATTAGCAGTTCCACGTCCCCGTGGACGACAGCCGTGGTCCGCTGCCCGTTGAGGGTCGCCAGCTTGTTGGTCATCAGACGAATGAGGTCAGAGACGGTCATACGAGAACCACCAATTCCTGACAGACGGTGGAGAGGTGCGACTGGAGCAGGACGACATCGTAGGTGTCCGTCCCGTCAATCGCGCAGTAGGCCGCCATGCGTCCGCCGAGCGCCGCCGTGCCCGACTGGATGAAGTCGGTGTTGGTGTAGGGCGACAGGACCCGGTTCTGCACGTCGAAGCGGAAGAACTGGTTGGCCGCCGAGGCGACGTAGGCGTTGACGTAGAACATCCGCCCCTCGTTCTCGAACGGGGCGTAGCAGCCAGTGGAGCCCGTGCCGATGGTCGTCGTGTTGCCATCGTAGGCAATCGCGCCCGTCCATGTGCCGGTGGTTCCGCCGGCGATGTCCAGCAGGTCCAGCGTGGTCGTCGCGCCGCCACGGAAGAAGTAGTTGAAGCTGTGCCGGGCGTTGCGGGCCGGATCGGGCTGGATGCCGAAGGACGGCGCCCACATGCAGCCCGCCGCGTTCGCCGCCGGGGCCGCGCCGAAGTAGGTGGTCGACCAGGCGTTTGAAGCGATGCTGTTGGTGCCGTTATTCACGGTCGCATCGCCGTAGTTCCACGTGTAGGTCGTGGTGTTGGCCGTGGTCCGCAGCACCACCAGGTTCGGCAGTTCGATGACGTATTTGGCCGAGGACGAAGGCTGCGTCGTCCAGGCCGTGCCGAGGGTATAGACCGGCGAGGCCCCCGCCGTATGCGAGGCGATGATCCGCCGCTGGCCGACCGCGCCGGGCGTGGTCGTGTCCTGCACGATCCTGATCTGGAAGTTGCGGTATTCGTTGGCCAGCACGACCGCGTCACCGCCGGAAGCCTGTCCGGTCAGGGTCGAAGCGCCCGAGGCCGTGGCGGTCAGGGACATCAGGCCGGTGTCGTAGCTGAACGAACCCTTCACCAGCCCTTCGCCGGGGGCCATGTCGTAGGGGGTGTATTGCTCGTCCAGCACGAGGATGCTGGAGTCGGTGCTGAGGGTGGCCGGAAGGTTGGTGATCGACAGGCCGGTTGAGAGGGTGTTGGCCGCGACCTCGAACGAGCGCCACGAGTTCGACGCCAGCGTGCCGGACCCCAGCATGAACAGGCGGCCCGACAGGATTTCGTAGCGGGCGCCCAGCGCAGGCGTGAAGGTGAACGCCGCATCGACCGTGATGGTCGGGGTCGTGCCGGCCGTGTTGCCGACGATCCAGCGTTCCTCGGTCTTGCCCGCCGTGGTGTCGATGATGCGGAGCTTGAAGCCCTTGTCGCCAGACCCGCCACGGTTGGCGAGCATGTTGAGGCCGACCGCCGTGGGGAAGGCCGTCGAGATCACCACCGAGGTCGTCGTCGCGCCCGCTGCGATGGTGCCCACCAGCCCGAGGGACGGGGCGAAGGCTGCGGTCGAGCCCGCGCCGAACGTGCCGGACAGAACCGGCGAGGCCATCGGCTGCCAGGCCTTGGTGATGATGTTGAAGCGGTTCAGGACCGTGTTGGACAGCAGGTTGTAGACGAAGGGGTTCCGCAGCAAGCCAGAGCGCAGGTCCGAGACCATTGAGGCGGCGGCGTTGTGCGCGTTCGGGCTCGGGTTGACCTGCCGCCAGACGAGCTGATCGATGACCTTCTTGAACGTATTTGCCATTGGGTCCTCAGGTGATCCGGGCGCGGACGCACGCCGCCCAGGCGGCGCGGTTCTGGTCGTAGACCATCATGGTGGAAGGAAAGCCCGAGAAGCCGGTCAGGTTCTGGAGCGTGTTCAGGGTCGTGACCGTGGAGACGGTCGTCACCGTCGAGACCGTGGTCACGGTGCCGCTTTCGACCACCACCGTGCCGCGCTGCCTGCCGAGCGACTTGTCGTAGCCGAGCGGGGCCATGAGCATCTGGAGGATGCGCAGCAGCACGTTGCCGGCGTTGTCGTCCTTGACCGGCATGGGGTTGGTCGACGAGACATCCGTAGCCGACCCGTCCGCGCCGACGCCGATCTTGACGCGCTGGTGCAGGACGCCGCCGATGTCGTCGGCAGCGACCGTTGCGCCTGATCCGGGTGTATAGCCTACGTTGTCAGCCATCAGCCCTTACCCGTGCGTGATCGTCGCCGACGTCACGGAGACGCTGGCGCCCGAGGTGACAGAAGTCGTGTTGACCGTGATGTCCGTGCCGCTGGTGCCGACCGTCAGGCCGTCACACACCACGGTGCCGGTCGAGTCCTTGATCCTGGCGATGGCCGCCGTGCCCGTGTTGGCCGCCGTGGCGGCGATGGGCGTGCCGCTGAAGGTCAGCACGCCGCTGGACACGGTGCCGCAGGGGTCGTTGAGCGTGACGGTGGCCAGCACGGAAGCGTAGGCCGCCGTGCAAATCTCGAGCGTGCCTGCCGCCGGGCCGCCGTCAATCGCATCGCGAACGACGGTCAGCCTCGAGTTCTTGACCGCGGTGCTGTAATTAACCGCCATTGGCTGCGCTCGTCAGCGACGCCAGGCAGGCGCGCACGGCCTCCTGCACGGTTGCGGACAGCGCCTCGGCCTCGGCCTTCTTGGCAAGGGCGTCGGCAAGAGCGACCTGCGCCTTCGCGGAAGCCTTCTCGATGTCGCCGGCTGCGGCCTTGGCGGCCTTGACCACCTCGTCCGCCTCGGCCTTGGCGGCCTTGAGCGCCTTGTCCGCTTCGGCCTTGAGCGCCTTGGCTTCGGCCTCGGCCTCCGCTTTGGCCTTGCTCGCCTCAGTGACCAGCGTGTTGGCCTTGTCCGTCATCTCCTGCGCAGCGGCCTTGGCCTTGGCGGTGATGCCCTCGGCTTCGGACTTGGCCTTGGCGATCTTGGCCTTGGCCTCCGCGAGAGCCGCATTGGCCTCGTCGTAGGCCAGGGCGGCGTCACCCGCGATGCCGAGATCCTGCCGGGCCTTGAGCGCGGCCTCCTCGGCCTGACGCAGGCTGTTGATGCGGTCGGCGAACGCCGCGCCACCCTCGGCGGCGAGGGCCACCTTGGCCGCGAGGTCTGCGGCGCCGCCGACAGAGACGGAAAGAGTGTCGGTCATTGCCCTCTACCTCTTAGTTCGACGCCACGCCCGACTGGACGAGGGTCAGTGCTGCTGTGCCGGAGCCCGCCGTGACGGTGACGCGGATCCCGCGCACGGCGAAGGCGTAGTTGCTCACCGCGCTGGCCGTCTGGGCCACGAGGGTGGTGTGCGGAAACCAGGTTGCCGAGGCGGGCGTGAACGTCGGCGAGAACACGTCGTCGAACGTGTGCTCGACGGTGTAGGTGACGGTGCCCGTGACCTTTACCGCGACGCCGATGTTAAACGGGTTCAGCATGTAGTCGGGAACGACGACCGTGCTGCTGCCGGCTCCCGTCTGGCTGACTGTGACTGGACGCATCGCGTCGTCTCCTCAAAGAGTGAGGCCGGTCTTGCGACCGGCCCCTGACCCTTAGATGCCGGTGGTCTGGACGTAGTTGACCGTGACACGGACCTGACCAGCCGTGGGCTGGCCGACCGAGGTCACGGTGGCGAAGACGCCCTCGCTGGACCCGACGTCGTCCATGGCGGCCAGTTGCGCCGCGCTGAAGGTCGGAATGGTCCGGCCCGCAGTCTTGGCGTTGACGCCCGAAGCGTACTGGGTGCCCGCCGCGGCGGTGCCCACGGTCAGCGTCGCCGAGGTGGCGCTGTTGTAGGCGGTCAGAACGTCACAGAAGATGTTGACGATCTGGCTGTTGACCGGGAGCAGGATGGACTGCGTCTGAACCAGCGTCGCGTCGAAGTTGACGAGGAAGGTCTGAGAGAGGACTGCCAGACCGACGTTGTTGCCGCCGGGAGTGCCGGGCGGCTTGTCGCCAGAGGCCAGAGGGCCACTGAAAGCGGTTTGAGCCATTGTGTTATCCCTTGGCTAGGTTTTGTGCCGGAGCAAGTACTGCGCGGCGTTGAGGAGAAGTTCGGGGCTGTCCTGAAACAGGCCGAGACCAATGTTGCACGAGGAGCAGAGCAACCCTCGCACAGCGCCCGAGGTGTGACAATGATCGACCGCCAGAGCTTTGGTTTTGCCCGAGAGCCCGTTTACCGACCGCTCCGGCTGCTCGCAGATAAGGCACAGCCCACCTTGCTGCTTGTGAAGCCGGAAAAACTCCGTCTCGTCTGTTCCGTACGACTTCATGGTTTTCCGGCGCAGATAGTGTGCGTGGCACAACCCCTTGGCGTACAAAATGTCCTCGCACCCCTCGACCTTGCACGGCTTTGGGGGCCGCTTGCGATCCGGGTACGTCGTGAACCCCCGGCGAAGTTTCCTCTGGTAGTGCGTGGCGCACAGCCCGTTGGCCTTCACCGGATTGGAGCAACCATCCTCCACACACTCCGGCGGCTTGTCCCGCACGCGAGACTTGATGGTCTCCGTGATCGGGGCGCCCCGCTTGAACTGCATGTAGTGCGTTTGACATAAGCCTCTTGCCTTGTGAGGGCGGTCGCATCCGTTGACGGTACAAGTCTCGTGAAGTCTCAGCATTTCCCTTCTCCAATTCGTGCTAGGAGTGTATCCTAGTGCCGAATGTGGAGAAGGGAAAGCCTTATTTTACGGGACTATACGCCAGCGGTACCGTAGATACCGCGGGGGTCCGTCCACCCAAATGAGTAGCGTTCTGTGGCCTTGTAGCGCATGGAGTCGGTTTCGAAGTCACCTTCCATGGACTTTTCGAGGCCGCGACGCTTGGCCAGCTTCAGGCCCTCGGGCGCATCGGTCTGGACCCACCAGGCGGTGGTCGAGGTGATACGAGCGAGGTTGGCCTGACCGCCGTCCAGCATCCCCATCGACTTGACGGGGTTGATGTCGTTGTTGGCGGTGCCGGCGCGCAGGGCCGAGTTCAGGAGGACTTCGGCCTGGAACACGTTGGACGGGCTCACGACCAGCTTCTTCGGCGTCAGCCGGATGCGCTTGCCGTTGTTGTCCACGGCGTTGCGGATCTGGATGAGCATCTGCTCCAGCGAGGTCTGCGACAGCGCGGCGGCGGTCGTAAGCTGGTTGGAGAAGGTGCCGTTGACGATGGGGTGGTTGGTCGCCACCAGCGAAACGCCATCGCCACCCGTGTACGAGCCGTTGAAGGCGCGGTTCAGGATGTTGGCGCCGAGGGTCTCCTTGGTCTCGATCAGGGACTGAGCGAGGTGGCGGGAGTAGGTCGAGCCAACGCGGATGTGATCGCCGTCTTCCACGAGGACCTTGGTCAGGGCGAAGGCCAGACCGTAGACCTTGTAGACGTAGCGGGCCAGGAACAGCACGCCACCGGACTGGTAGGTCACGGGCATGCCGTCCGGGAGTTCCGGGGCGGCGCCCATGCCGTACATCACGACTTCCTCGTGGTAGTTCCGCGGGATGCCGTTGAACTCGGAGAAGACCTGCTTCCACTCGTCGGCTCGCTGATCGTAGATGCCGTTGAACTGCTCGTTGAGGATCGGCTCAACGATGGAGCGGAAGTCAGTTGACCTCATGGGGGTAGCCATTGTGTGGGTCCTCCTTAGAAGGCAACGCGGTCAGCGACGAACTGGTGTTCGGCGATCTGGACCTGAAGGATGACGTAGGTGTCCCCGAACGCATTGTCGGGGCCGGGCGAAGCGTTGAGAATCTTCAGCGACGCATTGCCGACCGCGGTCAGCGTGGCGGCGTCGAGCATGAGCTGCGACAGGCCCGTGGTCGCGGAACCGGCGGTGATGGTCGTGAAGTCCGCCTGAGAGCCGATGTCCGACACGGCGATGGTCGCCGAGGACTGGATCTCGTAGACGATGGACGGGTCCACCGTGACGTAGGCGATGATGTCGGTGCCGGCGGTGGAGGCGGTCCACTTGTTGGACACGCGGCGCCGACCTTCGGAGTCGGTGAACTCGACGCCCTGGAAGGTTCCAACGAAGCGGTCGCCGATGGCGGCCGCCTCAATGGTCCCGTTGGTGCCGATCTTGACCGGCTGGTTCTGGAGGATGTTCGACCCGTAACCCGTCAGGATGCTCATGGCGACGGGACGAACCACGCCGCTCGGAGAATAGACGGGACGGAGGCCGAACGGTTGAGAAGTCGCGGACATTGCGTCTTACCTCATTCGGGGTGGAAGGATCCGCCCTAAGAGGTGAAGACTCCTCGGGCGGGGTTGCCGGAACTGATGTCTGCCGTGCCATCCCCCATGTCGAGTCTGCCGCCCATTCGATTGGCCTGCTCCACCAGCGACTGCGTGGTGTCGTCAAGCCTCTCTTCTTCTCGGGCGGGTGCATCGTGGTGCGCTTCCTGCATGAACGCCTCGTAGAGGTTCATGGGCAGCTTGAACGCGAGCATCTCGTTGATGCCGATGAGCCCTGCGTACTCACCCGTCTTGAGGGTGGAGTGGTCCAGGCCGGGAGCATCTTCCAGCGTCACCGGCGTGTACCCCAGCATCATCCTGCGATGGATGCTGTCGCGGGGGTTCGTCGTCGTCAACCAGCATACATGGTAGCCGGGGATCGGCGGCAGGTCGGGCAGAGCATCGTTGAACATCTGCTGGCGGAACATCATCAGCCGGTCGTCATCGGTCCTCACGCGGTCCTCGGTGACGTTGCGGTCTTCCGAGGCGCGGGACCGGCGTCCAGCACCGATTTCCTTCTTGAGCCTATCATCTTCCTCGATCATTGTCTCGCCCTTTCTTTCAGCGGCGGTTGCGGTCGTACTCAGCGTACGCCTTGAGGTACTTGTTCCTGGCTACGGGATCGTCCCACACGCCCGCCTCCTCCATGGCCTGGCGCCGCTCGGGAGTGACGTAGACGCCCTTGCGGGTGGAGGCCGGCACATGTTCGCGGCTCGTGCCCATGGGCGGGGCCTTGCGGCGCGCCGGGGCGGGAGCGGCAGGCTCCTCGTCGGTCACGCCGAAACGGGACTCTATGCGCCTTTTCAACTCTTTGAAATACGCTGGGTTGGTGGGGTCCCAGCCCTCGGACATGAGCCTGCGGTCAATGGCGTCCGCCGCGACGGAAGCCTCGTCCGTGCCGCCGGGCGTGTACCACGGGTTCGCGGCCATCCACTGCTGCGCGTAGGTGCGCACGCGGGGGTCGGGACCCGTCTGCGGCTTGTAGCGAGCCCTCTCGGTCTCGGCTTCCTGCGCCCGCCGGATGGCCTCGTCCCGCAGGCGGATGGCGGCGGCCACGTCGGCCCCGTTGCCCGCCTCCACGGCGCGAGCGATGATCTGCTCGGCCTGACGGACCTCGTCCTGAGCCGCGGCGAGCCGCTGCTCCGAGACGTGAGCGCGTTGCGAGGCGAGGTCCGTCTCGATGCCGCCGACCTTCTTGAGCAGGTCGGAGTTGATCTCGCGGAGCATCCGCACTTCGGCTTCAAGGCGCTCTTGAGCCTGCTTGCGGGCCTGGCGGCGCTTCTGCCGTTTCACCCGGTTGCGGTTGACGATCTCGTCTTCGGACTCCTCCTCGGACTCGCCGAAGCGTTCGTCCTCGTCGTCATCCTCGTCATCGTCGGGCTCGGGCGCCGCGGCTTCCGGCTCGGCAGGGGCTTCGGCCTCCTGCTCGGGGATCTCATCGGTCTCGATGATCTCCAGTTCGTCGTCGTCGCTCTCGGTAAGGGTGGCCATGCGCCAGTGCTCCTTAGATGAAAGCCTTGATGGCGAGCGGGTCGCCCGTCACAAGGCCGAGGATGTCGAGGTCGTTGAACAGGGCGAGGATGGCTTCATCCTCTCCATCGCTCGTCGCCACAGTCCAGCGATCACCGCCGTACTTGGGGACCCGAACGAAATCGCCCGGCGCGCACCACGCACCTTCGGGCCACGTCGTCATGGTATTCCGGTTCTTGAAGGCCAGTTCGCCGACGGCGATGACCTTCGCCACCTGCGTGTTGTAGTGCTCGGTCTCGCGGGTGTCGGCGGTCAGGATGATGCCGCCCTTCGTGACCTTCTTGGGGGTCCGAAACTGGACCAGGACCCGTGAGCCATACGGCTTCACCAGCGGGTCACACGGCGGGAACGCTTCGTCCACGGTGCCGTAGTCGAACGCGATCTTGTTCGCGATACTCTGCATTTTTGCTCCTCATATGTCGAACTTGCCGCGTTCCGATTCCTCAAAAAGGTTCGCGATCATGTTCCGGGTGTTCTCGTAGCCCTGGTACAGGCCGACAGCGCGACCATACTCAAAGGCGTCACGCCCGACGGGCGTGCTCAGGAGGCTGCGAGCAACTTCGGCTTGCGCCTGCTCCAGCCTCCTGAGAAGCATCTCTGGCGTCACTTGGGCGGCAGAGGGCCTTTGCGCGCGTTGTCAGGGCGCGGCTTGCCCGTGGTGGCCAGCATGTGGTGCTGGGGCACAGGGCCTTTCGTCTTGTCGGTGGGCTTGGCCACAGGCAATCTCCTACGGAGAGGGGTTGGCGTTGGGGTTCTTTGCAGGCTCCACGGACCCGCCGTGCTCGATGTCAAGCAGGGCCAGTTCCATGGCGGTGCGGTTGTCCTCGTTGTTCATCGAGATGCGCGACTGGACCTCGACGTTGGTCCGCTCGTTCTCGGCCTGCTGGCGCATCTGCTCCTGTTGCATCTCCAGCGCCGCGTCCTGCTGGTCGCGCTGCGCCTCGACCTGATCGCGCTGCTGCTCGATCTGGAGGCGCTGGGCGTCCAGTTGCGCCTTGGCCTGGTCGGCGGCGGCGCGACGCTTCGTCTCCTCCTGAGCCGCCTGCACGGCGGGGTCCACCGGAGGCGGCGGGGTGAACTGCTGCATGACCTGCATCGCGGCCTGAATGACCTCGGGCAGTTGGCCGAACGCCTCGACGGACTGCTTGGCCACGGTCATGGACGCCTCGGCCAGCAGGCGGTCAAACGCCTTCTTGTCCTCGACGCTCTTGTTCTCGCGGGTCGCGTCGCCGAGGTCGGAACCCAGCACCTCGGAGCCGAGTTCGTAGACCTGCTGGGCATACCACAGGGCGACGTGCTCCTTGATGTGGTTCAGGATGCCGGGGATGTAGGTCGGCGCGATCAGTTGGCTCATGCCCAGCGTCGGGCTCATCAGGAACGACAGGTGCGCCTGCAAGTGGGCGACGTGGTCCTGCTGCGGGAAGGCGATGACCGGCCGGCCCATGACCAGCGCCACGTTCTCGGCCACCGCGTTCTGCTCCTTCGGCTCGACGGGCGGCACCAGGAGGTCAACGGCGTTGGGCACCTTGAGCGTCTCAAGGATGCGCTCCTCGACCTTGCGCTGGTTGTAGATCATCGGTTGCGCAGCGGCGCGCTGGGCGATGGTCTGGATTTGCGCGATGCGCTGCGCCTCGGAGAAGATGTTGGGGTCGCTGACCGGCACGACATCCATCGGCCCGGCGAAGTCGGCTCGGGTCGCGATCTCCTCGCCGAGTTCCTCCTCCTGCATCTCGTCGTCGAGATACATGCCGTTGAGGCGGTGCAGGATGCGCAGGACCCGCGCCATGGCGTTGTGCAGGCGCATGTGGATGGCGCTGAACACCACCATGCCCTGCTCGATCTTCGCCATGGTCGTGCCGACCGGCACGTTGGCGTTGCCGTCGGACACGTCGTCCATCGTCGTGCGCACGACGCCCTTGCCCGACTCCACGAGGAAGCCGAGCAGTTGGAACAGGACGCCCGACGGCTGGTTGAACGGGAGCGGCATCGCGACCTTGCGGATGTCGTCCACGTTGATGCCGCCCTCGACCTCGGCGACCTGCGTCGGCTGGATGTCGAGGCTCTGGCCCCCGATGCCCGCGCCCTTCAGCTTGAGCATGGTCTGCGAGTTGCTGATGTGCGCCGAGTCCAGTAGCGCCCGCAGCGCGCCGGTCGCCGCGGCGGACACGCCGCCGATCATGTGGATCAGGCCAATCGGATACGCCCCGCGCCACGGCACGAAGGGGAACTCCACGAACCACTGGAGTTCTTCCTTGACCTCGTCGTCCTCATCCCAGTTGCGGTAGATGCTCAGGACCTTGGACGTGGCCTTGTCGATGGTCAGGATGTAGGGCGCCGGACCATCCTCGATGTCCAGTTGCGCGTAGATCTCGAACACCGTGCGCAGGCCGTCCTCGTTGAAGGCGGTCTCCTCGCGGCCCTCGACCTTGTCGTTGGCGATGTCGGCCTTGCTGCGCTCCGGGTCCATGCCAGGCGCCGTCATGTCCACGTCGCGATACATGCCGCTCGCCACGCGGGCCGCGTAGTCCTGCTCGGTCAGGTACTGGACGTGGGTCTTGCGCTGCGCGGTGTAGAAGTTGGTCGCCGCGAAGGGGATCAGCATCTCGTCAATGGCGACGAACAGGAACTGCGGGCGGTTCTTCGCCTCGTTCCACGTCACCTTGAGGTACTGGGCGCCGCCGAGCGGCACCTGAGTCAGAAGCTGCTCCAGTTCAGAGCGGAACTCCGGCGACTGGACGGTCAACTGCCAGTTCATGAAGGCCGTCTTGCGACGCGCCTTGCGCACCTTGTCCCGCGTCACCTTGCCGGGGATGAAGTCCTTGGCCGGACCCGACGCGGGGAACAATTCCTTGATGGCGCGTGACGAGAAGTCCACGCACGCCTCGGTCAGGAGCGGGTGGACGACGCGGCTGGCCCCCTGGAACTGGGCGCCGCCGGGCGCGTCGTCGCCAAGGCCCGTGCGCCGGATGCCCTCCTCGTACTGCTCGTCGCGCTTGGCGCGAGCCTCCTTGTCGCGGTTGACGAGGTCGAGGAAAGTGGTGGCCAGAGCCTTCAGTTCGCTCTCGGGGAGCGTCTCGGCCAGGTTCTCAAGGAAGCCTTTGGAGGGCTCGTCGTCCTCCTCGCCCATCTTGACGATGGCCCCGCCGTCCTCGGTGTCCTCGACGTCGCTGTCGTCCTCGATCTCAAGGAACTCGCCCTCTTCCGGCAGGTCGTCTTCGGGGTCCATGCAGGCCTCAGATGGCGTAGGGGTTCACGGCCGCTTTGCGTACGATTGGCGTATCGCGGACAGACTTCTTTTCCCTCTTTACACCCGAAAGAAGGTTCTTGTCTATGGCGACCCGCACGGCCTGGCTGACCGAGTCGACGTAGTCGTCGTGCTTGATGCTGCCGGGACCGCGGAACGCGCAAAGCTGCTCCAGCATCGGCTCGGTCCACGTCTTGGGCCTGCCCTCGTACTTCTCGCTCTCGGGCAACCAGACCATCTTGCGGGCAAAGATGTGGCTGACGAGGTGCAGGCGGGTCAACTTGTCCGCCCGCCCCGGATTGTAGGCGTAGGCGTGGATCCCCTCGCGGGCGAGCATCTGGCGCAGGCTGATGCCGCTGCCCTTGTCCTCGATCAGCAGCATGTCGGGCTTGCGCCCGCTGCCCTGCGGCTTGGACGAGCCGATCAGCGGCTTGATGAGCGCGGCGTCCTCGTCGTCGCCGTACGCCACGTTCATCTCGTGCTTGACCTTCTTGATGAGGTCGGGAAGGCCGAGGTGGTCGCTCCAGCAGTCCAGAAGCAGCAGGTGCATCACGTCCTCGTGCCAGAACACGCCCCACACGGTGCAGGCAGTCGGGTCAGGATCGTGCGTGCGCCGGTCCAGCGTCTTCTCGGTGAAGGCCGTGTCCAGCGACATGATGATGAACTCGAAGGCGGGAAGCGGTTTTTTGCTCGGCCAAAGGTTAAACCACGACCGCGAGATGATCCCGCCCTCCTCGCCGTCGATCAGTTCGCCGTCGAGTTCCTGACGCCCGAGTTTCGTGCCCTCGTACTTCTTCAACTGCTCGAAGAACGATGTGGGAAGGTTCGCCTTGTTGTCGTAGGTCGAGCCCCGTGTAATTATGCGGCCAGGTTTGGGTTCTGTGAGTTTACGGACAAGCGTTTTTGGTTTAGGAGTAGAAGTCCAAACAACGCGCGGGTGCGGCCCAAGACGAAGGCCGAACATCATCATGTCCCACGTCTCTTCATCTCTGCCCCAAGCCGCCAATTCATCGCACCACACGTCGGCGAACTGTGGCCCCCGCAGTCGTTCTGGCTCTTCGGCGCTGAAACCTCTGATAGTCGCTTTATTTATTAGCGTGATTTGCAGATTGGTTTTGTTGTAGTCCGCCACGAGTTCGGGTGGTATGATGTTTAGCAGTCCGGAATGACCCTCAAAGCACGTGAACCGCACGTCGTTGAGCGTCGGGGCGATTACAGCCCTCGGCAAGTGGTCAGGATCGCGATAAGCCTGTTTTCCAAGCCACTCCGCGCCTACCCGCGACTTCCCTGCGCCGCGGCCCATCTGTAGCCCCCACTCCGACCAGTCGCCTTCCGGCGGGAGTTGCTGCGAACGGGCCGTTGCGTGCCATTTCGCCTGCCAGGTGAGGAACAGCAGGTCCTCCTTGGACAGCGCCATCAACTGTTCACGGGTGTAGGTCAATGGATCGTGCTCCGCTCCACGATGTTGAACATCTCGCAAGGCAGGAGAATGAAGCCCTTGGCGCCGAACGGGGCGGCGTCCACCCGGAACGTGCAGACCGCGTCCATGTCGTCGGTCGTCTCGCCGGCGGCGTCGTATGTCGCCGTGATCTCGGCGCTCCTGCCGTCGTCCAGCAGCAGTTTGCGGTGTTGCAGGGTCACGCAGCCGGTGGCCGTCACGACGTCCTGCAACACCGCATGTGGGTCACTCGCCTTCAAAGGACGGCTCGGGGACGCCTTCAGGCCACCAGCCGTCCAGAAGCGCGTCCATGACGACAGAAACCGGGCCAGAGACTTCAATCTCGTCGTTCTCCATGCGCCGGACGCGCCGCTCGCCGTTGGCCCCGAACCGCAGGATCCCCGCCAACTCGCCGCGGGTCAGCCCGAGGTCCTCGCGGGCCTCTCTCAGTTCATCGCCCGTCATACGTTCCACCACGCCAGGAGCAGGAGGGCATATAAGCCCCACACCGCCAGTATGCCAGTCACCCATTTCGCCTTCGACCTCATCGGATGGGCGCCGTGATGATGGCCAGAGCCGTGAAGGCGATTGCCACAGCGCCAAGGAACACCGCCAGCCAGTCGGGACACATCCCCTCGCCGGGGCCGTACCGCCGGTTGAACGTGTCCCTGATGGACGAGCCGATGGCCCGCCCGATCTCTTGCAGGAGCCAGCCGGGGTTCATCTTGGGTCTCCCCACCCTTGACACCCCCACCCGTAAGCGTCCTCGGCTGTGGGCTCGTCGCCGTCTTTCAACCACACAAAGTCCTCTGGGTGTCGCTCGTTCAGCCGGGTAAGCATGTCGCTCATCTGGATTAGGTAGCGTGACGCCATGTCTTCCAGTTCCGCCACCCTCGCCTCCAGTTCCTTGATGCGGGCGGCCCGGACCAAGACAGCGGCGAGGTCGGCGGTCTTCACCATGACCCCGACCGACTCCAGTGACACAAGATGGTTGAGTTGAGCGGTTAGCCTCTCGACGGCCTCGTCGGGTTCAGTCATCACGCTTCTCCCCGGTATTTGGCGAGAACGTTGCGGGCGCGGCCACCGACGCCATCAAGGCGAACAGCGTCAATCTCCACATACTCCACCAACACCTTCGCCCGCTCCCGCTCCTGCTCTCGGGCCATGCGGGCTCCGGCGAGGTAGGCGCGTTGGGGGTCGCCGTCGCCTTCCTCGCTGCCCCACCACTCCATAAACGCCCAGATATCCGGGTTCACAGGCTCAGGCTCAGGCGGGGTCCAGTTTTCGCGGGCGAGGCGGGCGGCTACGGTGGCAATGTCGGGTATGGTGGGATCGTTGGGATCGCCGCTACTCCAGAGACGTTCAGCCTCTTTAGCCCGCGCTTCGTCCAGTTCCTCGGGGGTCATCGTGCATCCTCCACACCGACTAGGTTTCCGTTTTCGTCCTCTTGCCCATCAAGGTAGTGTTTTCCTTGGTCGCACAGGAAAAAATACCCGTGGGCGTCTAGATGAACTTTGTGCAGGCCCGCTTTCACACAAGTAAAGCCCTCGTCCAGCTTGATATTTGCGCCGGGCTTCAAATCTTCCATTCTCATCGTGCATCCTCCACATCAAACTGCGGCGTCTCGGGGATCAGGCCAGCTTTGACCGCGTTGTAGCGGGCGACTTTGTAGAGGCCGTAGTTTACGGGCCACCATACGGGCCCTTTACCGCGCTCGCAGTCCATCATTTGCTCGTGTGCGTTGTAATAGGCTTGCAGGATCGGGTCAGTCATGTTGTGCCTCCACAAAGTCGCGTTCGTAGCCGTTCTGATATTCGGGGGTGGGCAGGGCCTTCAGGACCACGGTGTTGAGCGCAGCCTTGGTTTCCTCGGAAAGCCGCCCCTTAGAAGCTAGCCCAAGCGCCGCACTCAGGGCGTGACGGGTCTCAGCCAACTCGTGTCGCTGCACCCGGTAGGCGGCTGTTACCCCTTCGGTGATAGCCATAGACGCCACCCCGGCAAGGTTCGGGTATTTGCCTAGAACCTCCAAGATCACGGAGGTCATACGCTGTTGAGCGTCATACTCATCGCGGTTCATTGTCGTATCCCATGTTGTCGGCTTGCGCCTCGCTCGTTAGCTGGTCCAGCACGGCTTCGCGGGCGATGGTGTCGGGGTTGAGGGCGCGGAGGTCTTCGGCGTGAGTCGCAAAAGCAATCGCCGCGTCGAAGTATCCTTCCTTCCGACACCTGTCGGCGTATTCGTGGGCCGCTTCTTCCGCAGCCTCCAGCCCTAGGCGGATGCCCTCAAGCCGGGCGGCGTCGATCAAGTGTTGATTGAGGATGCGGTAGCGAAAACCGTAATCCCAATCATTTTCCCAACCGTATGTGGGTATGTCCCCATCGTAATCGGTCTGCACCCACACATCATCATCAACCGGCTGGGGTCCGCCGTCGTGTTCGCGCCAGTCAGTCATTGATCGCCCTCCTCAGATACCAGATGGCCTTGGACAGGTCTTCCTTGGCCGATCCCTTCTTCCCGGCGCGGCTGATGTACTTCAGCGCGTTGCCGAGGCAGTAGGACCGGAAGCCGTCAGGCCCCAGCTTGGCGCGGATGAAGTCGATGGTCTCGATCCCACCGTCGGTGTAGTGCGACGGGTGGTTGACCATGTCGGGCACGGGATTTTGGGGGACGACACGGTAGGCGACGATGTCGCAGTCCTCGCAAAGCTCCACGCCCCACTGCCACTCAAAGCGGCCAGCGGGTCCCGTTAACTCCTTGCCGTCTTGCCGCCGCAGGACGACCTGCGTCCGCGGCGGCACGGGACACTCGCCGCCGCTCCATTCGATCCAGTCAGTCATTGGTCGGTCTCCATGGACGCGATGCGCTTTAACGCCCGGATGTAGTCGTCAAGCGCGGCGCTCTTCTCCTCGTCGGTGGCGGGGCCGTTCGTGCGGCTGTCCGCCCGCAGCACCGCGCTCGGGCCACTCCCGCCGCGTCGGCGCAGGCGGATCTCCGCGGTGTACCAGTCGTCAGGCCCGGCGCCCTTCGACAGGAAGGCCCAGATGTCTTCGCTCATTGTTCAGTCTCCAGGGGCCATGCGTGGCCCGCGGCCCGGCCACAATCGGCCCGGCGAGACTGGACATTAGACGACGGAGGAGACCGGCGCAACTCGTTTAAGTGTCACGAGGGGTGGGTTGTGCGCAAAAATCTGAGAGGCGGGTCGGTTTCGTGGGCGAAGGGGTGGGGGATCTTTTGCCGCGAAGGGGTCTGTTCGGGGGTTTTGCGGCATTTGCTCAACGAAAACAGCGGCGTAACATTTGCTCGGGTTTTGATCGCCATAATCTTTGAGTTATGCGGGGTGGGTCGGCGCATAACAGGGAGGCTATGTGTAAGTAGCGTTTAACTGTTATCGGTGAGGGTGTGAAAAAATTGTGAGTGGCCCTGGACCAGTACTCGCCGCTCTCAGACTTGGGGTATGGGGGTCCAGCCGCAACCGGCCGCCGCGCCCCCAGCTATCCGCCCCTCGCCAACAGATCCGCCAGGCACGCGCCTAGCCAATCGTCAACACCTAATCGCTCCCATGGCCCACGGCACAGTGTCGCACGTGCGGCGGATTGTCGCACCTTGTCAACAAGCCGCTTGACACGCGCCGGCATAGCTATAAGGTCAACGCCATTGGACGGGCGCCACGGTGGCGCCTCGCATTGGAGGGACTAGCCCATGACTGCCCGCGAAATCCGCGACGCCTTTGAAACTTGCATCATGCAAAGCCTTCAGGCAGGCGAAGTCACCGTCAATCAAGCGCGCGCGATTCGCGCACTAGCAGACGATTTGTCAGACGATAGCTGGCAGACACTGGCGGCCGCCGTCACGTCCGACTAACCGCACGCCACACTGCGGATGACCCGCCGCATCGGGACCGGCGCCACTGGCGTGCGGTCCCTTTGGGCTAGGGGCGCCATGGTGGCGCCTCGCATCAGGAGACTTAGGCCATGCAATTCCAAGCTGAATACACTGACACGTTCGGAGGCGAGGCGAATTATTCACGGGTGCGTCGCGAGACGTTTGAGGCGGATCAGAACGCGACTAACGCGCTGATCATGCGTCGAGCTAAAGCCGCCGTCGGCTTGTCTGGCGTGCGCGGAAAGACAGAAGAAATGGGCGATACGTTGGCGTTCCGTCCCTACGGGATTCACGCTGTCCTGTTCGTGACGCCGGAATATTAGACCGCCTCGCCCCACATAGCGGATGACCCGCCGCATCGGGACCGGCGCCACTGGCGTGCGGTCCCTTTGGGCTAGGAGGCTTGGCCATGGTGGCGCCTCGCAATTGGAGGGACTAGCCCATGACGCGCACAACCCTTAACGCCCCGCCCCGCCATCTGTATGACTTCGCCTTCATGGTCGAATGCGCGGAGTCGACGTCCTGCAATCATAACGGCGCTTTCGGCTATCGGCCGACGCGCGCGATTGCCAAGGCTGAAGCGCTGAAACTCGCTCGCCTCAACGCTTCCATGAATCCGATTGTGACCGTGCGTCATCCGTCGGGCCGCGTTGAGCAGCTCATGCCCTACGCGCACGGGAAGGGCGGCGGTTACTGGCGGTATGTTGACTAACCGCCCCCATCACATAGCGGATGACCCGCCGCATCGGGACCGGCGCCAAGCGCGTGCGGTCCCTTTGGGCTGGGGGGCTTGGCCATGGTGGCCAGCCTCGCGATTGGAGGGTTAGACCATGTACCGCACAGGACAAGAGATTGAGTACGCCAACGGCATACACGCCACGGTCGCGGCGGTTCCGTCTGAAGGGACGCAATGCGCGTGCGGCGGGTTCATCATCTATCAGGAGGGCGCCGGATATGCGCTTTGTTGGCAGGACTTGGAGACGGACGAGGAACAATGGAGCTTCCACGATGAGGACGCGCCGTTCGTCCCGACGCTAGAAGACGCGCTTGCGCTCTACTGCGGCGACTAACCGCCCCATCACATAGCGGATGACCCGCCGCATCGGGACCGCGCCCTAGGGCGCGGTCCCTTTGGGCTAGGGGCTTGGCCACGGTGGCCAGCCTCGCATCGGAGGACTAGGCTATGACAGACTATGAGGCCCTAAAGGCTTACGGGTTTAGCCCGGCCAAGGCGGCGGAAATCGTCCTAGATGCAAGGCGCGGATCACGCTACGCGCAGACCGTTCTAAAACTGGCGCTTGCAGCTCTGGCCTAACCGCCCCTCGCGCCCGGCTTAGGATCCTCTAGGCCGGGCGCCTTCATATCCAGGATCGACGCTAGGCCCGTTTTCCGGCCCGTACAGGCCGGCCGCGCCGGCGCGCCTAGTCCTGTGCGTCGGGCTTGGCGATAGCGGCTAGCAGGCCGTCTACAAGCGCGCTTTTGGCCGTGACGTCGACTTGAACGGGACCGTCACCCTGCGCGCCAGTCAGCCGGACGTTATCGGCCCACCTGGCGGGGTTGAGCTTGGCGGCTTGCCATTTCAGCGCGTCGATACGGACGCGAGCGGTCTGGATCCGCGATTCGTCGGCGCCATAGGCTTCGAACAGGATTGCGTCAGCGTAGTAATCGGCTTGTGCCTGCTTGGCGCGGGCGTACATGGCCTCAAAGTCTGGATGCTGTGAGCGCCAAGCCCTAATAGTCCGACGATCCGGGAACCTTTCGTCCCGATCCGGCCCGCAAATCTGCAAGAGGCTTTCACCGTCGGCGATGCGCTCGCAAATCTCCTTTGCGACGCCTTCGGAATAGGTGCTAGGTCTGCCCATCTTCGCCATGACCGCAAGCCTTACCCCAAACCGGCTTCACGCGCAAGCCCATATGCGCGAGGGGTCCGGCCGGCGAGCGCCGCACCATCTGCAACACATGCACCGCGGTGCATTTCAACACGGCGAGATGTTGCGAGGCGACCGCCTATCCGAAAACCGGGGATCCGCCTTCCTGGCCTATCCAAAACCCTTAAGTCAGTTTTAAGCAACGCAACGTCTAAGGGTTAATGCAACACGTGCAACACGTAGGGGTATCCCCCTTTAGGGGGGATATACCCCCTCGCGTTGCACCTCGCGTTGCTTAATTAACCCGCGCAACATCACACACCACGATGTGCCCGCGTTGCGTTGCGTTGCTTAAACCCCGCTTAACGATTTGCACAAATCCGCAGCCCTCGCACACCCTGAACCTTTGCACAAATCTGCAAGCCCTAGCAATTTTCTGCAAAATGTAATTTCCCCGCTTGACACCCCCAAACCGTGCCTTTATGCGTATGGACAAGCGGAGGCCGGGCCACGGTGGCCCGCCCCGCTTGGGAGCCTAGACCATGACTCATTACCGCGTGATCCAGGAACGCCGGTCCCCGATCTGGCCGCACACCGAGCGGACGATTGAGCGGATGGACACTCAGGACAAGCGCGAGGCGGAAGCCTTCTATAAAGCCTGCTGCGCCGCTGTAGCAGCGTCCGCAGATCCCGACGCCGTGATCTTCGGATGGTGCCCGCCGACTGGCGACCGTTTCCGCTGGACTCGGCGTTTTGAGCCCGCCGACTAACCCCCAACAGACAGGAGAAAACGCAATGACCGCTTACAACGGACACCGTAGCTGGAACGCTTGGAGCGTCAGCCTTTGGCTTAACAACGACGAGGGCTTGTATCGCGAGGCCCGCCGGCTTGCCGAACGCCACGGCATTGAACGCGGCGCGCGTCACCTCGCCGCCAACCTTGCGGGCGAACAAACGCCCGACGGCGCCCGCTATAACCTGACCTGCATCCGCGAGGCTATGCGCGGCATTCTCGACTAACCCCTAACAGACAGGAGCAACGACAATGCAAGCCAAGTCCCCCGGTCAAATTGCTTATGAGGCGGATTTAGCCCGCCATCCACTTTATGATGACGGATCGCCGCGCCCGTCATGGGATGCTTTAGCCCGCATATTTCCTGAGGCGCTGGCGACTTGGGAACGCAATTCAACGCCCCGCGAATATTCCACCCCCTAACCCCCATCACAACGCCGACAACCGGCCCAAGGCGGGAGCGCATAGCGTGGCCCGCCTGAAGCCGTGGGGCCGCCCTGGCCCTAACAAACAGGAGACTAACGACCATGACCGACACCGATCACGCCCGCCAGAACGCCGCAAGCTGGTCCGAGACCATCGCGGAGATGATCCGCGCGCGTGAAGCCGCACGGGAAAGCGAGGACGACGACGCAATCGACGCCGCGCAAACGGCTATCCATGAAGCCCCGCTGTCCGTCGAAGTCCGCTCCGGCTGGTACGCGCCTTGTGACGCGGACCCCGAACCCGCCGAATATCAGATCCTCCTGTCATGGGGCGGCCCGTCCGTGCGCATCACCGGCCGCCTTGGCGCCCATGGCGAGCCGGAGACCGCAGACCTCGAATATCAGGACTGGGGCACGCCCTGGACCCGCTATCACCCTCCGCTTCATAATGAGCTGTTCGATACGCACAGCGCGGACGTCCTGACATTCGCTCAACAATTCTACTTCGGGGAGTAACTGACCCCCGACACCGCGGACAACCCGCCCCGAAGCCTCCGGCGCATAGCGTGCGGAGGCTGAAGGCGTAGAGGCGAGGGGCGCCGGGCCGATAGGCGGCCCGCCCCTCAGCACACAGGAGACAATTCACCATGACCGACACGCAACACACGCCAGGGCCTTGGGCTATCGAGCCTGACGCTCTGGGGGAATATTCCATCGTGACCGATAACGGCGGCACTATTGCCGATATTTACGGGCGCAACCCCGCCAACGCCCGCCTTATCGCCGCCGCGCCTGACCTGCTTGCCGCACTGGAACGTCTGGTGACGCTCATGCACATTGTTGGAGACGAACCCTTCCGCAATGGAGTGACAGACTCCACAGGAAGCATCGACGAGGGCGTGGTAATCGCCTCCGACTGGCTTCATGACGCCCGCGCCGCCATCGCTGAGGCGACCGGCCAGGCCGACTGACAACCCCTCACAGGAGAACCAGACCAATGATCGAACCCGTAACCCTCACCGCTCGCGTTGACATGCTGGAGGCCGCGCTGATCTGCGCGAGCCGCGAGGAGACGCGCTATTATCTCAACGGCGTGTATGTCGATCCTGCGGGCCTTGTCGTCTCGACGGACGGCCACCGCCTGTTTGCCGGCGACTTCACCCCGGACAACTCGCGCGCCACCCTGCCCGCCTTCGAGGGGTGGATCATCCCCCGCGACGCTTTGCAACGCGCGCTAAAAGCCGCGCCCAAGCGCGCCAAGGATCCCGCTGCCCGCGTCCTGGAAATCTCGCCGGAGCGCGTCGGGGATGTCGTTTGCCGGCCCGTTGACGGCAGCTTCCCAGACTGGCGCCGCGTGATCCCTGACGCCGTGACGCCGGACGGCAAGGCCGCTCAATTCGACGGCGCCTATCTGGCGGACTTCGACAAGATCGCCGCCATCCTGTCCGGCGCGCGCGGCAAGGCGTTCTGCACCCTTCATCCGAACGGCGACAACCCGGCGCCCGTCACGTTCGGCGACGCCCCGGCTATCGGGGTTCTCATGCCGCGCCGGAGCTTCGGCGGCCCGTCTGAGTCGCCCGACCATTACGCCGCGTTCCGCGAGACGTGCGCCTCTAACTGGCATACGAAGCAGGCTTTGGAGCGGCTTAAGGCCGACGACTGGAAAATCTGACAACCCCTCACCGGAGACCAAAGACCGTGACCCGCCTTGCCCGCCGCGACACTTCGCCGCCGCCAGAACCCCGCATCAGGATTTATACCGAGATGGACAACCTCCACCCCGAAAGTCCGGCGGCTATGTGCTTTCGTTTGGGGTTGGCGGTTGACCTCTCACGCCACGGAAGCCCGGCAATCGTCGGGCCGACTGGAAAGCACCACTATTACCCGCATGGAACGCCCGTCTGGGATACCAGTTTGAAGCCGGAGATGTCCGACATTCTCCGCCGTCTAGCGCGCCGCCGTGGCATTGCCCTCTGACAACCCCTCACAGGAGACCAACCCCCATGCTTTACGCAGTAGTGGACCAGTCCGGCGACTTGATCGCCCGCGACCTGACACCCGCACAGGCCGCCCATGAGATCCTGACGGTTGACGGCCAGGAATACGAGATCAGGAACAACGGCGCTGACGGCGACTTCTGGACCCTGTGGGATCGCCAGCAAGTCGCTAACAAGCCCTGGACCGCAACCCTGATCGGCACATACGGGACGGAAGCCGAGGCCCGCGCCGAGATCTTCGCCCATGTCGTGAAGGAATCTGACGGCGGCCGCTGGTGGAAGGCTGAGGCCATCCCACAGGAGGAATATGACGAGATGCAAGCCCGGCTTGCAGCGGAGGCGGGCGAATGACCCTCGCATACCACACCGTCACGACTGAGCACGCCGCGCACCGCTGGGCCATCATGCGCCACGCGCAGGCCATCAAGTCCGCGTTTGGCGCCTCGTTCGTCACGCCCGCCGCGCGCCTCGCCGCCCTGGCGTCCGCTCGCGCGTTGCAACACGCCGCGGCCGATCTGGCCGCCTTGCTTGAGAAGGAGATCGGGGAATGAAACTAACCCCCGAGACAATCGACGCCGCCCTTGACGAGGCGTGGGGCGCGCCCTGGCGCGAGGCTGTCCACATCGGCCCGGACGACGACCCCGATTCCTTCGCCTTCAAGCTGCGCTGCATCGACGAGATGAAATGCGAGGCGTGCGACGAACTCTGGCAAGACGAGGACATGTGGAAGAGCCAGGCGCTCGACGGCTGGGTGTGCCCCGAGTGCATCGAATACCCGGAGAACTGGTGACATGACCGCGAGCACCTACACCCCCGAGGAGGACGAGAAGATCCTTGCCTCCCGCGTCGCCAACCTCCCGTGGGCTCAGGTCTCGGAGGAGATGGGCCGATCTGTCGGCGCGCTGCAAGGCCGATACAAGCAACTGCGGTCCCGCGCCGCGCTTGGCCAGCCGCCGGCGAACCCGCTGCGCGACCCTGACACCCTGTCATTCCCGCAGCGGTGCGCGGACCACGCCGCGGCGATCCTAGCCGCCTCGCCCCGAGGCTTCCCTGCACTGTCCGAGCGGCCGCTGGGCCGCGGTCGCTGGGCGGTGTGCTTCCCGATCATCGGGCCCCTTGACAGGGCCTGAAGTAACCCGTTGATTGCAACCGGGCCGTCCTGGCCCATCAGGAGACTTCCATATGACCCCCGAACAACTCATCGGTTTTCGCGTTTTGGCGTCAGCCATAACCTTCCTCCTCGTGCTCGGCGTAGCGGGGTTGTGGTGGATGGTCGCCGAAGAAGTTCGCCGCAACGGCATCGGCGCCTTTTCCGTTTTCATGGCGACCGCAACAGCCGCCGTGACCGTCGCCCTTGGCGCGCTCGCCTATCTCGCGACGGTGATCTGATGAACCCCTACGCCATCCGCCTCAAACAGGCTCTATGGGACGCCATGGAAGAGGCCGAGATGTTCGGCGACCTCGACGCTGCCCAGCGCGCCGAGGCCCTGCGCTGGCTCAACAGCCTGCCCGAGCCCACCATCGCGGCCCTTGGCCGCGCCTTCACCAAAGCAACCAAGGAGGTTGTGCGATGAGCCTCTGCCAGCAGCCCGACAACTGCCAGCGGCGTGGGTGGGGCGAGTTGTGCCGGCGCTGCAACTACCCCCGCGTCGCAGCCATGCTGCGCGCCAACTACGCCGACCCCGTCCGGCGCGCTGAACTGCTTGAGGCCCGACACGGCCTGTCCCTGTGGACGCCGGAGGAAGACAAGCAGCTTCTGGCCATGCGGGCCGAGGGCCAGCCCTATGCTGAAATCGGCGCGGCCATAGGCCGGGATCCGAGATCGGCCATGGGGCGCTTTCACCAACTTAAGAAGAAGGTCGCCCAATGATGACCTTCCTGCGCCTCGCCGCCGAGTGCATCGCCACCATCGCCGCGTTCCTCGCCTTCGCCTTGGCCGCCGTGGTCCTGGCCGCAACCCTGAGAGGCTGACTTCATGAGAACCCTACCCGCCCTACTCGCCGTCCTCACCCTCGGCGTAGCGCAACCCGCCGCGGCCCAAGCGTCGCTGGACACCGGCAATGAGATCCTCCAGCGATGCGACACCGGCGCCAGGTCCGACTCGGTCAACGCCGGCTGGTGCCTCGGCTACGTCCGCGGCCTGATGAACGGCTACAGGTGGCTGGACACCGCCCTCGGCACGCAGTCCTGCATCCCAGAAAGCGTGACGCTGGGCCAGCTACGCGACGCGCTGGTGGCCTACGCCCGCGAGAAGCCGCAGGATAACAGCATGGTCCTGCTCGCCCGTCTGGTGGCTAAGAAGTGGCCGTGCGGGGTGAAGCCGTGAGCCAAGAGCAAATCGCCAGCCTGCTGGCCGACCGCCTGCCGCAACTCACCGCGCAGAACGTGCGGGCGCTGGCCGCGCTGTATGGCGCCAACCGGCCTTTGAGCCTGTACGCCCTTCTGGACGCCGTGCCGCACCGCTACACGATCCACAAGGACGTGCCTGCCTTCGTCGACACGCGGATTGCCAACAACGCTTCGGTCTGGATCACCCACATCCGCAAGGCCCTCGGCCGGAACGCCATACGCACGGTTCGGCTGGAGGGCTACGAACTGACCGCCGAGGGGCGGGCCGCTGTCACCCGCCTATTGACGCGCCACGCGGTCGCGGCTTAGGTTGACACCCAAGGAGCAACGAGACCCATGAACACGATCACTCGCGCCGCGGAAGCGGTTGGCGGCGGAACCGCCCTTGCCTCGCGCCTCGGCGTCACCCGGCAGGCGGTCCACAAGTGGATGACGGACGGCTTCGCGCCGCCGAAGCGGGCCGTCGAGATCGCAAAGATGACCGGCCTTCCCGCCCTCGACATGGTGGACGAAGACACGCGCACCCTGGCCCTTGAAATCGCAGGTTCCTGATGTCCGGCCCGTTCACGGGCCTCACCGTCCCCTCGGACCTGCGCAGGCTGCCCGGCTGGCTGTGCTGGCGCTATGAGCGCATAGAGGGGTCGGGCAAGGCCCTCAAGGTGCCATACTACGCCTCTGGCGGCCGCCGCTATGGCCGGCAGGGCGACGCCCGCGACCGCAACGCGCTCGTCAGCTTCGACCGCGCCGTGGAGCGCGCTGCGGCTCGGGGCATGGACGGCGTGGGCCTGGCTCTCCTGCCTGAGTGGGGTGTCACGGCCCTCGACTTCGACGCCTGCGTCGATGCGTCAGGGCGCATCCCCCGCGAACTGGAGGCGCTGGTCGCCGACACCTACGCGGAGTATTCGCCGAGCGGCAAGGGCCTGCGGGCCTTCGTCAAGGGCGACCTCGGCGACCGCAAGAGCCGGGCCATGCCTGACCGCTTCGGCGTCGAGACGTTCCACGCAAAGGGCTTTGTCACCGTCACGGGCAAGGCCCTCTACACCGTGGACCTGTTCGACACCGCCGACACCGTGGCGCCGGTAAGCCCGGAACTGCGGGCGTTTTGCACGACCCGCTTCGGCGAGCAGCGCCAGGCGGCGGGCGATGGCGACGACTGGATGGCGGGCCACGAGCCGACCCTTGGCCTGAACGAGGACGAGATCAAGGCCCTGCTGGCCGACCTTGACCCGAGCATGGGCCGGGACGAGTGGATCCGCGTCGGCATGGCGCTGCACCACGAGACCGAGGGTGACGGCTTCCACCTGTGGGACGAGTGGTCATCTGACGGCCACCAGTATCCGGGGACCGAGTCACTGGAACTGCAATGGGACTCGTTCACCCGCCGGCAGGCGACGGGGCGGCAGGTCACGATGGCCTCGGTCATCAAGATGGCCCGCGAGGCGCGAGAGGCGCAGAACCCGTCCGAGAGGCTGGAGAAGCTGGCCGAGAAGGCGCAGGCCGCAGCGGTCGAGCCCTCGGAAGTCTACGGCTCGCCGCCCGGCTATCCGGGGCGCTTCCCCGCCCTGCCGGTCGGCGCCTTCGCCATGCGCGAGCCGCCGCCGTGGATCATCAAGGGGGTGCTGCCCAAGGCCGACCTCGGCGTGCTCTACGGCCCCAGCGGGTCGGGCAAGTCGTTCGCAGTGCTGGACATGGCCCTGAGCGTGGCGCGCGGGGTGGAGTGGCGCGGGGCGCGGGTCAACGGGGGCGGCGTCATCTACATCGCGGCGGAAGGCGGCGGGGGCGTGGCGTCAAGGCTGAAGGCGTATGGCCTGGCGCACGAGGTGGACCTGAGCCGCGTGCCTCTGGCGGTGATACACGCCACACCGAACTTCCTGATTGAGGAGGACATCACGGCGGTGGTCGAGTCCATCGTCTCTGCCGGCGGGGCCGACCTGATCGTGGTTGATACCTTCGCGCAGGTGACGCCGGGCGCCAATGAGAACAGCGGCGAGGACATGGGCCTTGCGCTTCGCCATGCGCGAGCGATCCGCGATGCGACGGGGGCCATGGTGCTATTGGTCCACCACAGCGGCAAGGACGTCGAGCGCGGGGCGCGGGGCTGGTCGGGCATCAAGGCCGCGGCGGATGTCGAGATCGAGGTCAGCCGCGTCGAGGGTAGCGACGTGCGGATCCTGCGCGTCTCCAAGCAGAAGGACGGCAGGGACGACCTGTCATGGGCGTTCCGGCTTGAGAGCGTGATGGTCGGGCTGGACGCTGACGGCGAGGAGGTCAGCAGCCTTGTCGTGCGCGAGGCCGACGCGCCGGTGGCGGACAAGCCGGTGGCCAAGCGACGGATGGGGGCGTGGGAGCAAGTGGTGCTCGACGCCATCGCGCTGGTGGACGCCGGCGTCACGCAGATGGGCTTCGAGGCCCTTGTCGATCACGTCGTGGCCACCGTCCCGCCGCCCGAGGCGGGTGTGCGCGACGTGCGGCGCCAGAGCATCATGCGGGCCATCCGCAGCTTGCAGAAGGGCGACGACGCTCCTTTGGCGATTGAGCACGGCGTCGTGCAATTTTGTGCGTGACAGACGCGCAAATAAGTGCCATGTAACTTTCAGCAGGGCCGTTGTGGCCCCGCAGAAACAGGAGACCCAATGACCCGCATCCAATACCAGGACATGGACGACGAGGCGCTCATCGCTTACGCCCGTGAACTGACGCTCACCCTCTACCCCAGCGTGGAGAACCTGATCGCCGAACTGGCGGACAGGCTGGAATACCAACTGCAAGCAGGAGACTTCGACCAATGACCATGACCCTCACCTTCACCGGCAACTGGGCCGACATCGCGGACGAGATGCGCCAGATGCTCGGCCTGAACCACCTCGTCAACATTCCAGCCGCCGTCGACGAGCCTGTCGCCGCCGAGGCCCCCGCGCCCCGCACCCGCCGCAAGAAGGCCGAGACGCCGGTCGCCGAGGAGCCGCAGGCCGAGGAGCCGCAGGCCCCCGAGCCCGTCTACGAGAGCACGGTGACGACGCCTCTGGTGGAGGAGCCGGTCCCTTCCGGCGATGCGCCTGTGGAAACGCAGGCGTCTACCTCGGAACCTGGATCGGACGCCCCCGCGTCTGGTACTGCGACGCCTGCCTCTGAGGTGGCCTACGCCGACGTGGTGGCGGCTGTCACGGACCTCGCCCGCGCCAAGGGGCCTGACGCCGTGAAGCAGGCGCTGGGCGAGATGGGCCTGACCACCGCGAAGGGCACGGCGCCCGACGTGTGGCCCGCTATCATCGCCGCCATGCGGGAGGCGATGTGATGGACACCGCCACCCACAACCACCTCATGCGTTTCGCCCGCGAGCGCGCCATCATGCGGCTGTCCCGCCCGAACGCCAACCTGCTGTCCGCGAAGATCCGCTCCGGCGAACTGGACAGCACCGACTGGGTCAACTTCATCTACCAGGACCTGCGTCTCGGCTACGAGATGGCGGGCAAGGCGGTCGATGCCTAGCGCCCACGCTCGCTTCTCCCCGTCCGCCGCCCACCGCTGGCTGCGCTGCACTGGATCCATCGCCCTGTGCGAGACGGTCCCGCCGCGCACCAGCGAGTATGCGGACGAGGGAACCGCCGCCCACGAGGTGGCGAACCGCATCGTGCTGGAGGACTGGGGCGCCAACGAGGCGTTCGCCAACCTGCGCGGGACCACCGTGCGCGTCGGCGACCACGACTGGCCCGTCACTGACGACATGATCCGCGGCGGCATCGACTTCAGGGACATCATCTACGACTACCTGGACGGCTCCTCGCGGGCCTTCGCCGACCAGCGCGTGGACTTCTCGGCCCACATCGGCGTGCCCAACTCCTTCGGGACCGCTGACGCCCTTGTCATCGGCGACGGACGGCTGGTCATGATCGACTACAAGTACGGCGCCGGCGTCATGGTCAACGCCGAGGAGAACGAGCAGCTTATGCTCTACGCCCTCGGCGCGATGGACAGCTTCGACTTCCTCGGCCCATTCACTGAGTTCGAGTTGGTCATTCACCAGCCCCGCGCCCAAGGCTCGGAGACTGTCTCCCGCTGGGCGATCAGCCATGCCGACCTCATGGCCTTCGCCGAGCGCGCCAGGTCCACCGCGCAGGCCATCGTGGCGGGCGACACGGCCCTGACGCCCGGCGAGAAGCAATGCCGGTTCTGCGACGCCAAGCACGTCTGCGAGGCGCTCAAGGCCGAGGTGCTGGACACGGTGACAGCCGCCACGGCGGACGACTTCGACGATGTGCCTGACGCCGTGGCCGAGATGACCTACGTGGATCCCGCGTGGCTCGCCGGCGCCATGGACAAGGTCGGGCTGATCGAGGACTGGTGCAAGGCGGTGCGCGCCGAGATGGAGCGCCGCCTGTTCGCCGGTGTCGAGGTGCCGGGGTGGAAGCTGGTCGAGGGCAAGCGCGGCAACCGCAAGTGGGCGGATGAGGCGGCGGCCATCGCCATGTTCAAGTCCTTCCGCTTCAAGAAGGACGAGATGTACGATTTGTCCTTGATCTCTCCCGCGAAAGCGGAAAAGGTGCTCAAGGGAAACCCCGGACGGCTCCAGCGCATGAACGCGCTGACGGTTCGCTCCGCGGGCAAGCCATCGGTGGCCCCCGCCACTGATAAGCGTCCGGCGCTGTCGCCAGCGGCCACGGCGGACGAGTTTGACGACTAGCAACTTGAAAGGTGCGATATGACTGTACTGCAACTGAAGAACGTGCGTCTGTCCTTCCCGGCGGTGTTCAAGCCGCAGGCTTACGGCGACGGCAACCCGGCCTACGGCGCCAAGCTGATCGTGGAGCCCAAGTCGGCCAACGTCGAGGCGATCCGCAAGGTCATTCACGAGGCGGCCAAGGCCCAGTGGGGCGACAAGGCCGACGCCATCGTGAAGCAGCTCACGGCGGACAAGAAGTCGGCGTGGGTCGAGGGGCCGTACCGCAACAAGGACGGCGACGTGTACGACGGGTTCGAGGGCAACTACTTCCTGAGCACCCGCTCGGAGAAGCTGCGCCCGACGGCCCTTGGTCGTGACAAGCAGCCCGTCACCGAGGCGGACAACGTCATCTACGGCGGCTGCTACGTGGACGCCTCGGTGGACATCTACATGCAGGACAGCCCGAAGTGGGGCCGGCGGATCAACGCCGTGCTGCGCGGCGTGCGGTTCGTGCGTGACGGCGATGCGTTCGGCGGCTCGTCCGCTGCGTCAGCCGACGAGTTCGAGGACCTGGACGACGAGGACTTCGTCTGACAGCAACGGGCCGGGAGGCGTGACCAGACGCCTCCCGGTTTCCTTGAACCCAGGAGACAAGATACATGACCGTGACAATCCATGTGGGCGACTGCCTGCAAACCCTCCGCTCCATGCCTAGTGAGAGCGTCAACACCTGCGTGACCTCGCCGCCTTACTTTGGCCTGCGCGATTACGGGCATGATGGGCAGATCGGGCTTGAGCAAACCCCCGACGAGTTCGTCGCCAAGCTGGTCGAGGTGTTCCGCGAGGTGCGCCGGGTTCTGCGGGGTGACGGCACCCTGTGGCTGAACCTGGGCGATAGTTACGGCTCTGCTGGAGGCAACACTCACGCCGGGTTCAACGCCCGGTATCACGGCACCCAATCGGTCGAAGACAAACAGGGCCGCGCGCTGGACGGCGTTACGGATAGGACCGTCTCGACGGGCCTGCCGGCGAAGAACCTCATCGGCATACCGTGGCGCGTAGCCTTTGCTTTACAGGCTGACGGCTGGACGCTTCGGCAGGACATCATCTGGCACAAGCCCAACCCGATGCCGGAGTCCGTGAAGGACCGATGCACCAAGGCGCACGAGTATATCTTCCTGCTGTCCAAGGGGCCGCGCTACTACTTCGACAGCGAGGCGATTTCCGAGCCTCTGGCGCCATCAAGCATCCCGCGCCCCCAACAGAACATTGACGGGCAAGTCGGCACGACGCGCGCTCATGCGGGTGGCAAGACCAACGGGAACCTCAAGGCTCAGGGCAACCTAGAGACGGGTAAGCGCAACCGCCGCAGCGTCTGGACCGTCTCGACCAAGCCCTTCAAGGGCGCCCACTTCGCCACCTTCCCGCCGGACCTGATTGAGCCCTGCGTCCTTGCCGGAAGCCCTCCCGGCGGCGTGGTGCTGGACCCTTTCGGCGGGTCAGGCACCACTGGGCTGGTGGCCGACCGGCACGGGCGCGATGCAATCCTGTGCGAACTGAACCCGGCCTATGCGGCTATGGCGCGCGAACGGATTGGTCCGTCTGCGCTTGACTTGGAGGATCTGATATGAGCGATACACTTGGACACAACAGCGTGGCGCGCGAGCAACTGCGCTCGGTGATCGACCGCCTTGAGAACCTGACCGACGAGAAGTCCGAGGTGCAGGAGCAGATCAAGGAGGTGTTCGCCGAAGCCAAGGGCAACGGGTTCGACACCAAGGCGCTGCGGCGCCTGCTGGCCCTTCGCAAGAAGGACCGTGCCAAGGCGGCAGAGGAGGCGGCTATCCTGCGCCTCTACGCCTCCGCGCTTGGCTGCGACGACCTGGTCTAGTCGTCGTAAGCCACGAGGGGCGGGACGGGTCGTCTCCTGCCCACATGTCCCGCCCCTCACCTCCCTGAGAGACCACATGACCACCCTGCACCTTGACTTAGAGACGTTCGCCGAGCGCGACCTGAAGACCTACGGCACGTGGGCCTACGCCGAGGTCGCCGAGGTCATGCTGCTGGCCTACGCATGGGACGACGGCCCCGTGGAGGTGGTCGAGTTCCCGTCCGCAGGGTTCATGCAATCGCTGATCGACAAGGCTGACGAGATCGTCATCCAGAACAGCCACTTCGACCGGACGGTGTTGGGCTTCATGCAGGTCCGCATCCCGACCGACAAGATATTCGACACCATGGTGGTGGCTCTGGCGCACAGCCTGCCGGGCTCGCTGGACAAGCTGTGCCAGGTCCTCGCCGTGCCTTTCGACAAGGTCAAGGACAAGGCGGGCAAGCGGCTCATCCAACTGTTCTGCAAGCCCCAGCCCAAGACGCGGAAGATCCGCAGGGCCACGAGGGAGACGCACCCGGCTGAGTGGGCTGAGTTCGTGGAGTATGCCCGCATGGACATCGTCTCCATGCGCGAGGTCTACAAGCGCCTGCCGAAGGTCAACTGGACCGAGTCGGAGAAGGCCCTGTGGCGTCTGGATCAGGCGATCAACGACCGAGGGGTGCAGATCGACCTGGACCTCGCCCACGCCGCCCTGCGCGCCGCCAAGGAGGCTGGTGAGCGCCTCGCCGTGCAGTCCAAGGACATGACCAACGGAGCAGTGCCCAGCGCCACCCAGCGCGACGCCCTGCTGGCCTACCTGCGCGACGTGATGGGCGTGGACGTCGAGGACCTGCGCAAGGGGACGCTGGCGGGCCTGCTGAAGAGCGACATCCCCGACGACGTGCGCGAGTTGCTGGAGGTCCGCCTGCAAGCCGCGGCGACCAGTCCGGCCAAGTACCGGGTGCTGACCCGCGCCACGTCCGAGGACGGCAGACTGCGCGGCACGTTGCAGTTCGCGGGGGCAGCCCGAACGTCTCGATGGTGCTTGGCGGAAGGCGCTCCGGTTCTGGTGAAAGAGGACACCGGACGCATTTTGGAAAAACCCATAGAAACCGTGTCTGTAGAGGACCTAGTGTGGGACGGGGAGTGCTGGGTTCGTCACGAAGGCGTGGTGTTCAGCGGAGACAAGCCGGTCATTGAGCACGACGGCGTTGTTGCAACCAAAGAACATGTAGTGTATGTTTCAGACACAGAAAGTATGACGTTGGCTGAGGCCAAAGCGAAGGGTCTAAACCTGTGGGCGGGAAACGGTACGCAATTTATCGGCTAACCTCACCCAGCGGCGGGTGTTACGTGGGTATGACAGCGCAGAGCGTATCGGTTAGATGGGGGCAGCATATCCGCCGAGCAGCCACCGGCGTGAACCACCCGCTCTGCAATGCCATCCGCAAGTACGGCGCAGACAGTTTCACAGTAGAGTGCCTAGAGGTTCTGAGTGGCCTAAACGAGGCTGAAGCCGCAGAGATCAGGCACATAGCGGGCCTTGAAAAGTCGTACAACATATCTGAAGGCGGTTTGCACAACGGGGCTTCTGGCGCAAAAAGGTTAGCCGAACTTAGAAAAGACCCTGAGTGGGACGCGGCGTACAGAGCGCGACTGTCTGAGGGCATTAAACGCAGCGAGGCCCATGCCTCTCACGCAAAGAGGTTGGCTGACCTGGCCCTTGAGTGGCGAAAAGCTAATCCCAAAGTGGCATACAAATCCTCTCTGAGGGCGCTCAGGATTGCGGCTGCGTCCAACAAGAACAAACGTAAGGTCCCGCACCCTTGGACCGAGGAGCAACGCGCCGCCCAAAGCCAGCGCCTGCTGGAGGCTTTCCAAAACAGGCCCCCTTCTAAGAAACTCCGGGCAAAGCGGATGGCGAAGGTGCGCGCGGAAAAACAGTGGGCTGCTCGGGACGAACGCAAACGTCAATCTATAGCCGAGAAGATTTCTGCGTCGATCACCGAGCATCACGGCAGAAAGACGCCGGAGGAGAGGGCTGCCCACAACATGCAGTTGGCCGACGCTCGCAGCCACATAGATCACGACTTCCGAAAGAAGCGGCAGAAAGAAGCGTTAGCGTTGTACTGGACGCCAGAACGCAGGGCCGCTTTCGGGGCCGAGGTGCGTCGGAGGCGCGCTCAACAGCGGGAGACCACGTGCGAACCTACGACATAATCAACGCGGGACCTAAAAACAGGTTCATGGCATACGGCAGGATAGTGTCTAACTCCGGGCGCATATTCCAGCCTCAGAACCTCCCGCGACCGAGCCTCAAGCAGCCGATGATCGACGCCGGCATCGAGGCCATGAAGGCGGGCGTCGAGCACTACGCCTACGACGACGTGATGGAGTTGTGCTCCAGCGCGGTTCGCGGCGCGATTGTGGCGGCTCCGGGGCATAAACTTGTCATCGCCGACCTGTCCAACATCGAGGGGCGGATGCTGGCCTGGCTCGCGGGCGAGGACTGGAAGCTGGAGGCGTTCCGCGATTTTGACCGCGGCATCGGGCACGACATCTACAAGATCATGGCGGGCAGCGTGCTGGGGAAAGACCCGAAAGACGTAACGAAGGACGAGCGGCAGATCAGCGGAAAAATTCCCGAACTCGCGTGCGGATTCCAGGGATCGGTCGGAGCCTTCGCTGCGATGGGCGCGGCGTACGGCGTTAGCCTGCCAGAGGACAAGGCCCTCGCCATCGTCAAGGCTTGGCGGTCAAAGAACCCGAACATAGCGAAGTTGTGGTATGACTGCGAGCGCGCCGCGCGCAACGCCATCCGAAATCCGGGCGAGGTCTATCGAGCCGGGCGTCTGGCGTTCCGGCGAATGGGCGGGTGGCTGCGTATGCGCCTGCCGTCGGGCCGCTATCTCTGCTACTTCCAGCCCGAAGTCGATGACGACGGGCGGCTGTCCTACATGGGCCAGAACCAATACACCCGTAAGTGGGAGAGGCTGAACACTTACGGCGGGAAGTTCACGGAGCAATCAACGCAGGCCGCTTCCCGCGACATCCTGGCCGCTGGCCTCAAGGCGGCGGAGGCCGAGGGCTACAACCCTGTCCTGCACGTTCACGACGAGATCATCTGCGAGACGCCGGACGATCCGTCGTTCAGCGCAGACGGGCTGGCGGCGCTGATGAGCCGCGGCACGCAGTGGTCGGTTGGCCTCCCGCTTGCAGCGGCGGGCTTCGAGACGTATCGCTATCGGAAGGATGATTGATGACTGTTATTATGATGCCGCGAACCGCTGGGCTTGGGATCGGGGGTTTTACATCCTACGGGGTCAAGAAGTTGAAAAACGGGAAGTATCGCGTGGGAAATGGCACCATTTCGCTCATGAAAGAGATGGACCTGTGGGACGACCTCGGAACGCGGCTGTGGGCGCTTGAGGCTTTGGCTGCGCGACATACGAAAGGAAGGACTAGCCGTGTGGATCCCCTGCACCTCGCCGCCCAAGACCGACAAGCCGATCCGCGTCCGGTTCAGGAGCGGGACGGAGACGCTGGTCTATCGCCCGGTGAGCGACTGGTGGTGGGGCAAGGCGACTGAGCGAGAGTTCGGCGAGGGGTGGCGGTCCAAGCTGCCTCTTGAGATCGTGGCTTATGAGGAGATGGGCGAATGAGCGGGGTCGGAGGTCGCGGGCGGCTTACTAAAAAAGACGTTGTGACCAGTTTGGCGATCAACTCGTGGATTCACGGCGACAAGGTCGTGTGGAAACGGGTGCGTCTGCGGTGGGTTGATATGCGAGGGTTCAACCTCAAAAGAGCGGACCTGCGCGGCGCCGATTTGCGTAATGCTGATCTGCAAGGGGCGAAATTGAAAAAAGCCGCGCTTTCGTATGCGAAATTAGTGGGCGCGGACCTGAAAGGTGCGGACCTGACGCACGCGAGCCTTGTTGACGCCAGCCTTAGGAACGCGGACTTGAAAGGTGCAAATGTGTGGGGTGCGCGCCTGTCAGGCGCCGTACTTACCGGCGCAAGACTTGATATCGTCATGGCCGCACCCGAATGACCCCCGAGGGCAAGGTCGAAGCCTACCTCAAGAAGCGCGTGGCCGAGACCGGCGGGCGCCAGCGCAAACTGCAATGGATCGGCCGGCGCGGCGCCCCTGACCGCTTCGTGTGGTGGCCCGGCCCCGACTTGCACTTCGTTGAGGTCAAGCGGCCCGGCGGCAGGATCCACCCGCTACAAGTCCTTGAGATGGAACGCCTGCGCGACGACGGGTTCAACGTGCATGTCGTGAGCAGCGAGGAGGAAGTGGACGCCTTCATCGAGCAGGTTACGTCAGGCTTGACCGACGGATAAACGTGTGGCTTATGGGGCTCATGTTTACCTGGACCCCCGACAACACCGAAACACTCGTGCGCATGAGGGCTGAAGGCCACAGCGCCGCTGAGATCGCCCGCACCGTGGGCACGACGCGACATGCCGTGCTGGGCAAGGCGTGGCGCATGGGCCTCGCCAACCCGGTGCGGGCCAAGGAGAACATGTCGCTGGTGTGCAAGGCCGCCGCCAAGGCCCTCAAGCCGAGGATCCCCAAGGCCCCCAAGCCCGAGAAGCCGATCATCGTGAGGCGCGAGCCGCCTCACCCGCCGACGTACAAGCCCAAGGAGGTGAGTGCCGTGGATGAGTCGCTTATGCGCCCGTGGATCGAGCGCCAGTTCGGCCAATGCGCCTTCCCCATCGTGCGGGGAGAAGTCACCTACTCGTGCTGCGCCTGCACCCAAGGGCACAAGTCCTACTGCCCGGAGCATCGGCGCATCATGTATCAACCGGGTGGGCTTGCAAAGCCCAAGGCCCTTCACCTCAAGACGGACGGGAGACACCTGCCATGACGATGTCGGAACTGGCGGACACCTTCAACCTTCGACCCCGCGAGGCGTCGGCGCTGGCCTACATGCTCGACAACGAGAGCTATGTGAGCCTGCGCTCGCTGGCCACGGCGATTGGCCTGAGCATCGAGGCTGACGACTGGAGCGACACGCACAACAACCTCAGCGTCATCATCCACAACCTGCGCAAGAAGCTGCCGCCCAACTCGGTCATCAACCGCCGCGGCTACGGGTTCAAGGCTGACCGCGACGTGGTGTTCGGCTGATGCGCTACCTGTCCCTGTTCAGCGGCATCGAGGCGGCCAGCGTGGCGTGGAAGTCGCTGGGCTGGGAGTGCGCAGCGGTGGCCGAGATCGAGCCGTTCCCCTGCGCGGTGCTGGCGCATCACTACCCCGACGTGCCCAACCTCGGCGACGTGAGCCGGATCGGGCCGGAGGAAATCGCGGCGCTGGGCCGCATAGACCTTGTGGTGTTTGGCTCGCCCTGCCAGGACCTGAGCGTGGCGGGCAAGAGGAAAGGACTGGCTGGTGAGCGAAGCGGATTGTTCCACGTCGCCATGGACATCGTGCGATGGGCGCGAGAGTTCAGCGGGTGCCGATGGGCCTTGTGGGAGAACGTGCCCGGAGCCTTCTCAAGCAACAAGGGAAGAGACTTTGCGGCAGTGGTTGAGCAGATGGCAGGTCTGGACGACTGCCCAGTCCCACCCAAGGGCTGGGGGACGGAAGGCGCAGCCGTCGGCGACGAAGCAATGGTCGAGTGGGCCGTACTCGACGCGCAATGGTTCGGAGTGGCGCAGAGGCGCCGTCGCGTGTTCGCTCTCGCAGACTTTGGAGACTGGGCCAATCGGCCCCCGGTTCTTCTTGAGCCCCAAAGCCTGCGAGGGGATACTGCGCCGAGCCGAACGCCGGGGCAAGGAATTGCCGCCGATGCTGCTCCAAGCCTTACGGCAAGTGGCCGAGGGGTAGAGCGCACGGGCGAAAGCCGAGGGCAGGATCCTGTGGTGGCGTGGCCTGCTGAGATTGCCAGCACGCTGACCTTTGATTTTCAGGCGTCCGGCGTGTACGGTGAATCGCCTGTGGCCGCGACGTTGTCCGCTCGGGACTACAAGAGCGCGAAAGACCTAGCGGTAGATGTCCCTCACCCCATCACCCTAGCCGAGCGTGGCCGGGACGGCGGGGTGTCACTGGAGTGGCGGCAGGACGGCACGTCCAACACGATACTGACGCCGAGCGGCGGGCGAGGCGGGACGGGCGTGGGGGCGGTGGCCGTCTGCGCCACCGGCGAGGTGTTCCACGCCCTCACATCCGAGGGCTTCGACGCGAGCGAGGACGGCACGGGGCGTGGTGGTGGTGCGATTGCCATTCAGGAACGTGCGGTGAGCGAAAACCCCGATGCCGGACCTGGCGGGAAGGGTTGGAGAGACGACGGCGCCGCCTACACGCTTGAGGCCCGGACAGTGCCGCAAGCTGTTGCCTGGTCAATCATGCCGCAGAACAGCGGGCGGGACTACAAGGCCCGCGCCGTGGATGTCGCCCAGCCGCTCATGGCCGGTCGCACGGGGGCTGGAGGCAATCAGGGCGGCGACATTATCCAGACTGTTGCCTTCCATGCCAACGCTCAAGCCGACCAACTGCCCTCCGCGAGCCGTGACACGAGCGTAACCGACAGCCTGACCTGCTCTCAGTCCGCCGCAGTCGCCACCACCATGCAGGTCCGTCGCCTGACGCCGGTCGAGTGTGCCCGATTGCAGGGCTTCCCTGACGATTATCTGGACATCCTCTACCGCAACAAGCCCGCCGCTGACGGTCCCCGCTACAAGGCCCTCGGGAACAGTTTTGCGGTTCCCGTGGTCCGCTGGATCGGGCAGCGGATCGACCTCGCCGTCTCTGACCTCGTATGACCCTCACCTTCACGCCCCACGACTACCAGCGCGAGGCCCTCGACCACCTCTACGACCTGCCCCGCAGCGTCCTGTGGATGCCGATGGGCGGGGGCAAGACGGTGACGGTGCTGACCGCCCTGATGACGCTGGACCTCGTGGACGACGTGTTCCCGGTGCTGGTCCTCGCGCCAAAGCGGGTGGCGATCACCACATGGCCGCAGGAAGTGGCGAAATGGGCTCATACAGCGGCCTTGCGCGTGTCGCCGGTAGTCGGGACCGCAAAGCAGCGGGAAGCCGCCCTGCGGGCTCCTGCTGACGTCTACACGATGAGTTACGACAACCTCCCTTGGCTCGTCGCTCACTGCGGCGAGGGTTGGCCGTTCAAGACCGTGGTGGCCGACGAGCTTACCCGCCTGAAGTCCTATCGCACCCGGCAGGGCGGATCGCGGGCCAAGGCGCTCGCCAAGGTGGCGCACAGCAAGGTGCAGCGGTTCATCGGCCTGACGGGCACGCCGGCGCCCAACGGCCTGAAGGACTTGTGGGGGCAGGTCTGGTTCGTGGACAAGGGCGCGCGCCTCGGCAAGACGTTCTCGGCCTTCACCATGCGCTGGTTCACCAAGGGCTGGGACGGGTTCAGCCTCCAGCCTCTGGCCCATGCGCAGAAGGACATCGAGGAGCGGCTGGCGGACATCTGCCTGACGGTGAAGGGCCTCGACGTGGACGAGCCGATCCGCAACACGATTGAGGTCGAGTTGCCGAGGGAGGCGAGGCGCATCTACCGCGACCTGGAGCGCGACATGTGGGCGCAGATCGGCAAGGTCGGGATCGAGGCGGCGAACGCCGCGGTGCGCACCAGCAAGTGCCTACAGTTGTCGAACGGCGCGGTCTACGTGGACGAGGACGGCAACTGGGAAGAAGTCCACCGCGAGAAGATCGACGCGCTCAAGAGCGTGGTGGAGGAGGCCAACGGGATGCCGGTGCTGGTCGCCTATAACTTCGTGAGCGACCTGAAGCGCATACTGGACGCCGTGCCGGGCTCACGGCATCTGGACGACAACCCCAAGACCATTGACGACTGGAACGCCGGGAAGATCCCCGTGCTGGTCGCCCACCCCGCGTCCGCAGGCCATGGCCTAAACCTCCAGCACGGCGGCAACATCCTCGCGTTCTTCGGCCTGAACTGGAACCTTGAGGAACACGACCAGATCATCGAGCGGATCGGCCCGCAGCGCCAGAAGCAGGCGGGCTACGACCGACCCGTGTTCATCCACTACATCGTCGCCAAGGACACGATGGACCCCGTAGTGCTGGACCGCCTCGTCAACAAGCGCAGCGTTCAGGACGTGCTGCTTGAGGCTATGAAGCGTCGGGCAGATTAGCCAGGATCAGGGAAGAACACGGTCTGTCCGAGGCGGATGCCCTTGCTCGGGTCAGAGGCCCACGACGGGGTGGTGTAGCCCTCGGACTCCATGAGCGCGGGCGCGAGGAAATGCGTGGCGCCGTTGGTCGGGTCGGGTGCGTCGCCGCTCTTGATCGCTTGGACGAGTTGCTCGGCTTGCCGGAACCTGTCCGAGTCCATGAGCGCCATCAGTTTCTCGGGACTGTTCCTGAAGGCGTCGAACTCCCCGCCGAGCAGCACTTCGTAGAGGCTCTGGCCGTAACGATCCGGGCGCTTCAGGCGGTTGAGCAGGACGTGACCGACCGCGAGCATCTCTTGCGGATCGGGACTGGCCTCGGCCACGATGCCGAGCGCCGCGATCTGATCGGGAGACAGGCTCGTGGCGAACTGCGCCGTGGCCGGAGGAACCTTCGGCGACGGGGTGAAGTCCTCCGGGGGCGGAGCGTTGAACGAAGCGGGCGTCTCTTGAGCGACCAGCTGTTCTTTAGTCGTCGGCTCGGCGGCAGGCTCCATAGACACGGCTTCAGGTTGCACGGCCTGAACCGTCTGGACCGTAGCCTGAACGCCGAGTTGGCGACCGACGTTGGCGTAGAAGGCGCGGGCGCGGTTCATGGCCAGTTCAGCGGTTTTCTTGCCGACCTGCTTTTCAAGCTGCGCGGCGACGGCCTGAGAGCGCGAGGGGTCAAGCAGCGCGTCCGCGACTTCCAGGGCCTCGTCGCGGCTAAGGCCCTGAGCAGTCAGCGCTCGGCTGATGCTGTTCAGCGCGGTGCTGAAGAACCTCATCTTCTGACCGGTAGGCGAACTTTCAACCGCAACACCCTGCGGCGCGATGTCCATCCCCTCTTGGCCTGCGATGGAGCCGGAGCGCGCGGCGGCCTTGGCCGTGCCGCCGAGGTCCAGTCCGCGAGCCATGACGGCGGACGCCGCCTTGGCGGTGACGATGACCTCGTCGGCCTCAGCGTCACCCAGCAGGGCGCGAAGGTTGGATTGGGCGTAGCGGTTCGTAGCGAGGCTGTTGATCGCACCGATGGATCCGGCCACGTCCTTCAGCATATCGCGCACGGCGCCACGCACCCCGACGCGGGCCATGTTCTTGTCCTCGGGCGTAGCGCCGGTGAGCCTGCGCGAGAAGTCCTCCGGCGTAGAGGACAGGAACGATTGGCCGAGTTCCGTTGACGCCACGCGACGGGTGAACCGCTCCATGCCAGTCGTCAGGTCCGACTTGGCTTCGGCCTCCCTGCGGGCGGCTTCCTGCAACATGGTCTCGGCTTTGCGGATGTCGCCGCGGGCCGCCTTGACGACCTCCTCCGCGCCAGGCGGTACGAGGATGTTCGCCAGTTCCGGGTTGTTCCTGACCCATGTGTCGAAGGCGTTGCCGAAGGTCGGCTTGCCGACATCCTTGCTAAGGGCGCGCTCAAAGACTTCTGTGCGAATCGACGTCCACTCCGGGCTGTCTGCACCAAGTTCGTCGCGCAGAGCCCTGAAGTTTGAAACCGCCTTGCCGGTTTGCGCGGGCAGGTTGGCATTGCGGCCGAGCAGCAGGCCGCCGAAGCCTTCCTCGTCGGACTTCTCCAGCAGGCCGCCAAGGAACGAGGGGCGGAACTTGCCATCCTCGAACACGCCTTCCCACTTGGCCCCGTAGGCTCGGCGGGCGTCAATGGCCTTGCGCGCCGCATCGGAAATCGGGCTGTCGCGCATCTCGCCGAGGATCGTGTCGATCTCGTGCTTCATGTCGGCGAGCGCCTTGGCGTCCGCGCCTGTGGCGCCGGACTGGTTCTCGGCGATGAGTTGCCGCACGCCGAGCAGGTTCAGGAGCGACGGCTCCTCAACGTTGAGTTGGGCCAGCGCGCTCTCGGCGCCGGGGATGTTGGTGCGCTCGGTCTTTCGGCGCAGCGCCTTGGCCGCGTCGTTGAGCCGCATGGCGTAGTCTTGCGCCTGTTCGGGCGAAAGAGGCTCGTCGCCGAGAGCATCCAGTTCGTCGTAGGCTGCGCGGTAGGTCGCCTCGTCAGCAGCGCGCTTGGCCTCAAGGCTGGTAGACGCGCGCTGCCCCGCCTCCCCGCGAGTGACTTCCGGCACGACGCCTTTGGGGGCGGTCTCCACAGCGGCTGTGCGCTGCGCCTCGGCGGCTTCGCGCTCGGCCTGCGTGACGCCGTAACGCTCGGCCAACTCGCGCTTGATGCGGTCGGCCTCGTCCTTGACGAAGGCGGGCGTCAGGTCGGTGTCACCAGGCATGACGTCATAGGCCAGACGCTCGCCGACGGCGGGCGCCCTATCAACGACGCGCTGCCCTTCGGCTTCCAGCCGAGCGGCGGCGTCGGGGTTGATGCGCGCCACGTCGCCGACGATACGGGCCAGTGCGCCCTCGGGCATCACCATGGCGGGGGTGGGCTTTTCGCCGATGCGCAGGGCGCCTTGCGTAAGTTCATCGGAGGCGGCGCGCGGCTGGCTGAACTCGCTGAGTGTGCGGGTGAGCGCGTCGCTCTCCTTGCCGAACAGCGCGTCGCCAAGACGGTTCTGCTTTGAGGTCAGGGCGCCACCGCCGGCGGCGATACCGACCCGGCCAAGGTCCAGCGGCTTGCCCTCGTAGGCTTGCGTGGCTGCCTCAAGTCCGCCACCGAGCGCGGCGGATCCCACGAGTTGGCGAAGGCTGCGGAGGTTCGGGCGGCCCGTGGCAAGGCTCGGCGCCATCTCCCCCGCGAAGGCGGCGTAGGGCTGCGCGGCAACGTCCGCCAGACGCTGCTGTTCGATGCGCGCCTTGAACTCGGGGAACTGCTCCAGAACCTTCTCTTGACCAAAGGCCCCGAGGATAGAACCCCCGATGCCGCCGATTATGGCCCCGGCGGGAACTGTGATCGGGGCGAGCGGGCCGCCCATGAGGCCGAGCGCGGCCCCCGCACCCGCGCCGGCAATACCGCCGGCAGTCGGACCTGTAGCCCGACCAGCACCCCGAACGAAGGCTCCTCCGGCAGTCGGTCGCTCGCTCACGCCGTAAGGCTTGAACGTCCGGTAGATACTGGACGACAGGTCCTCAACGCTCTGCGGCCCAGCGTAGCGGTTCGTCTCCTCCTCGGTCAGGCCGAGTTGCGTCAGGCCGGGGAGCGGCTGGCGCGGCTTCTCGGAGTATCGGGCGCCTTGCTCGCCGACAAACTCGCCTTCACCGGCGGGTTGCAGGGCCTCGGGCGGCTTGTCCGCATCAAGGCGACGGGGCTCGGCGGCAGCGCGCTGGATGTAGAGTTCCATCGCCTCACGCCGCTCCTCCTCCGACATGCTGGCGGGGAGTTCGACCGTTGAGCCGTCGGGTGCGAGGACGACAACGTATTGTTCAGCCATAGGTGCGCCTCACTTGATCGGCTGGAACGTCTTGGTCTTCGGGTCGTAGCGCATGGTGGGGGTGGCGGCGGGCGCTGGAGCAGCCGAAGCACCGCCTTGCCCGCCGCCACCATACAGGCCCCGCATCCGAGCGCGCTTGTCGGCGAGCATACGGTCGTAGGCGTTAATGGCACGCTCGTAGTGGTAGACGACCTTCTGGAGGTTAGCCTTCAACTGTTCGGGGCCGTTGGACTGCTTGAGGCTGGCGATGGAGCCCTTCAGCGCGTCCAGTTCGGCCACGGCCACCTGACCGAGAGCGCCGCCGGTCTTGGACTCGTCGCGCATCTGCTGGAGTCGGTCGAAGGCGATGTTGCCGCCGAGCGTGTCGTTCACCGTGTTGTACAGGTTGGCCGCTGCCGATCCGGGGATGAACCTGGCGGCAGAACCTATGAGCCCTGCGGTCATCTCATTGACTTGCGGGATCAGGTCCCGAGCCGTTTGAAGCGTTTGGGCGATTTGCTCGCGGCGGTTCTCATCGCGGATGATCTCAGCGTTGAGCGCCTCCGCGCTCGGCAGTTTGTCAGCCTCATCGCCCTTGAACGAGCCGGCCTCAAAGCGGCCGCGAGAATAGCCATAGGAACGGGCCTCCTCAGCGGTAGCTGGGCGGTTTTCGCCGCCCATCACTTCGACAGGCTTGCCGAAAGCGTTGAGCATGTAGGTCTTGCCGTCCGGTCCTCGGAAAGTCTCCGCGCCACCGGGGGCCGCGCTGGCGGGTGTGGGTTTGCTCGGGGCCGCACCCTGAGGCGCGGGGCCGCCGAACTCCTGTACGCCAGCGGCGGTCTCTACGCGAACTCGCCCATCCGGGTACTCAATCTTGCGGTATGCGTCTCCGTTAGCGGTGACACCCCCCGTGATCTTCGGCTCGCTCGCCTTCTGCTTCGTCCCGTACTTCGCCTCCAGTTCGGCGAGGCTCATGTTTCGCTCGGACTCAAGGCCCATGAGCCCGAGGCGTCGCTTCTCCTCGGCTTCGCGTGCGGCCTCGCCGCTCTCGGTCCACGAGGCGAGTCCTTGGCGCAGGGTGTCCCAGTTCGTCTTGTTGCGGGCGGGAGTGGCGGCGGCCAGCAGCGCGCTGGACAGCCGCCCCCAGCCCGACGGCCCGGTGCGGGCCTCGCGGAGCATCTGCGCCTTGGCGTCGTACGCCTTGTTGGTCAGGGCCTTGGCCTGAGCCAGCGCGGTGCGGGGATCCGTCAGTTCGACGCCGAAGCCGTCCTGCTCCTCATCCTCCGGCGCCGCGTTGCCGGGAAGCCCACCGATCATGCCCACCATGTTACGGACCCTTGAACACTTTGATGAGGTCGGGAATAGCCGTGACGCCCGCGGCGATCAGCGCCGCCTTGTCCGCCTCGGACATGCTGGTTGCCGGCGTCGCGCCGCTCTCCCGGTAGCCGTAGGTCGTCTTGCCCGTCGGCACGCCGGGCGCAACACCCTTGTAGGTGGACAGCGCCGCGTCAATCCGAGCCTGCGGATCAGCCTGTTGCCGCAGGAAGTCCTCGTAGGCCACGTCGAGGTTCTTCTGGTCCTGGCCCTGTTGCAGCGCGCCGTACTGCTGCATGGCGTTGGCCCCGGTGAGGCCAAGGGCCTGCTGCTGGGCGGCCATGTCGGCCAGTTGCCCAGCGGTGGCGCGACGGGACGAGATATCGCCCTGCTGAAGGGCGCCAGCCGTCTGGCCGAGGGTGCTGTAGCGCGCGAGGTCGGTGCCAGCGGCTTCCAGCGCACCCGCATAGCCTTGGCTCAGGGCGGCGGCCTGTTGGGCCGAGATGCCCTCCATGGTGTCGCGGATGCCGCGCCCGATCATCTCGGCCTGACGCGACCCGCCGAACTGCCCCGACTTGATGAAGCGGTCGCTGATCTCGGGCAGGATTTGCTCGCGCAGGGTGCGCGCGCCGAGTTCCCCGATGCGGTTGACCACGGCATCCTGATAGGGGTTCATGTACTGGCCGACCTGCGAGGCGCTGGTCATCGCCGAGCGTTGCAGGTAGGGGTTCGCCGCCTCCATGCCGCCGGGCGCGGTCATCAGGTTCTGCGTCGCCTGCTGCGCGGCGTTCAGGCCGGGCTGATAGGCGCCCGCCGCCTGCTCGGCCATGCCGAACGACTTTTGCTGCTGCGGCGTGAAGCTGGCGACGCGAGGGCCTTGGAACGTCTGGTAGGGGGCGTTCATCACAGCGTTCTGGTTCGACAGAAGCTGCATCCCGTAGTTGGTGTACCAGTCGGGCAGGGCGGTCTCGCTCGTCTCCGCGTAGGGCGTGACGTTGGCGTTTCCGCTATTCAGGAAGTCGGTCATTCCGGTGTCGGAAGCGGGCATGTCAGACTTGTCCCCCTTGGAGGTAGGCTTCGGGCTTGCGGGCGTCGTGGCTGAACTTGCCCTTGGCGAGTTGCCTGCCCTTGTGCTTGCGGATGTTGGCGCGGAACTCGTCCAGCCGCTTCGAGCCGGCCTGTGACGAGCCATCACCGAGGAGGGCGACGGTCTCCGCGTCGATGACGTACTCCCCGTCGCTCAGGCGTGCTGGGATGTCATCGCTGCGCCCGGTGCCGGGGCCGCTCACGGCGAAGCCGCCGACCTTGAAGCCCTTGGACGGGGCGGGCATGGGCTGGGCTTGGCGGGCGTCTTCCATGCGCTTCATGGCGACGGCGAACTGCTCGGCGGTCATGGAGCCGCGGTTCATGTCACTGCCCGACGTGCTGTTGACGGACGAGGGGGCGGTCGGGTTGAAGCCGGGCGAATTGGGCTCAGGCCAGTAGCCGGGGGCGACCCGCACGTCGGGGTTGACTTTGGCCTTGAAGCCCGGCTCCGCTTCGGCAGGGTTCAGGCCCGGATTGACCGGAGCGCGCTTGCTCGTGTCGATGATGCCCGACGGGCGGATCGGCACGTTGGCGAAGAACGACTGCTCGGGGCGAGCGCCGTAGGTCTTCCACTCCTCGGGGGTCATGGACACGTCGCGGCTCGCCAGGTTGGTGAACGGGCCGGACGGCGCCGGCAGTTGGGCGCGGAACTTGTCCGACAGGCTTCCCGGCGTTCCAGCCGTAGCGAAGCCGGGCGGGATGCCGCCACCCTTGGTTGATCCGCCCGAGCCTCCTGTGGCGCCCGTCAGCCCCGCGAGCGTCAGGCCCATGCGAGCCGCGAGGCCCGGGTTGGCTTTCACCCATTCAATCAGTCGGGTGCTTAGGCCCGGCTTGCTGTCGAGCAGTTCCTCGGCGGTGGGGGTATCCGAGCCGATGGCCTTCTCGACCCCCTGCATGACTTGGCTGGAGTCGAGATCGCTTACGGGCGTGGCGAGGCCGGGCTTTTGGCCCTCGACCACAACCTCGCCCACGACAGGCTCCTCGCCGCCGACCGGCTTGTACTCGCCGCCGACTTGGGTGTAGTCGCCGATGGTTCCAGCCACGGAGCCGAGAGCGCCGCCCGTGGCGGCGTCTGCGTTGGACCCGATGACGTCGACGCCTTCAACCGTGTTGCCTTGGTTCAGGGTGTCGCCGCCAGCATCCCCGCGCATGGCGGGTTGGCCGGACGAGCCAGTCAGCGCAGCACCCGCCGTGCTGCCCGTCACCGAGCCAAGGGCGCCGCCGGTCAGCGCGCTGGTCACGGACGGAGTGACAATGACTTCTCCTGCTGCGTTCAGACCCCCTTTGATGATGTTCCCCGCAGTCCCAGCAGCGCCCCGAACAGCGTTGACGCCTGCGTTGAGCGGGTTCATCACCGCCGAGTAGCCGGTGTTCAGCGCGTTGGTCACGGCGTTTTCAGGCGCCTTTGCGAGCGCGCTGCCGATCATCGGAGCGACCTTCGCCCCGATGCCGCCTGTCACCCCGGCGATGGCCGCGCGCTTGACCGTCTCGTCAAGCGGGCGTCCCTGCGCCACGGACGAGAGCGTGGAGCCCGCCGCCGCCCCGAGGCCCGCAGAGATGATCGGCCCGAGCGGACCCAGCACCGGCATGAGGAGGGTGCCGAGGATCGGCAGGGCGATGTCCGCCAGTTTGCCGAGGAACCCCTGCTTCTCCGGGTCCCACCGCTCCTCGGCCATGGACACCCAGCCGCCTTCGTCGGTGGGCTTCTGGATGGCCCACGCCGCCGTGCGCCCGAGGTCCTGCGAGATGGCGTTGGCGGCCGACGTGGCCAGCCGCGCGCCTTCGGGGCCGATGCCCTCGAAGACCACTTCGCCGGTCATCTTGTCAACGAGGCGGACCTTCTGGCCCTCGGCGACCATAACGGCGCCGGCGATGTCGCCATCGTTGGTGTAGGCCGCGTAGTAGGGCGTCGCGTAGCCCTTCTTCGGGTCGGCCGGCATCAGTTGCGCGGTCGGCCCCTTGGAGTATTTCTCGAACAGGCTGGGGGGCAGGCCCGTGAGGTTCACCGCCATGCTCGCGTCTTCGGATTGGCCGGAAGCGTTGTCCTTCAGGTCGTAGGGGCTCGGCATGATGCTAGTTCACCTCAAGCATGGGATAGACGCGCTCGGCCCAGTCGCGCCAGTCCGCAAACTGATAGGGGTCTGGAACAACCTGCTGCGTGAACTGTGATGCTCGCACAAAGCCGATGGCCCAGTCTTGCCAACGCGCTTCGTCCTCCAGCTTGCCGAAGGACCACGCATCACTGGTGGCCAGAATAACACTGTCCGCCCAGTCTGTCAGCGACATGTTTCTCGGGTTTATCATCCGAGCATGGTCCCGTCGCCCGGTTGGAAATGCGCCAGGATCAGGCCCATCTGGTAATCGCCCCCGACCACGTTGGATGTGAAGCGGAAGCGCAACTCGCGCCGCTGCTCCTTGAGCCGGACGACGGTCTGCTGGTAGTTGGACGCGGCGGCGGGGAACGTGACCGGCGTGCCGTCGATCTCCGGCGAGCGGGCGTTGAACCGGCCATGCACCGCCACGGTCATGTCGCCGCTCTGCACGAAGTCAGGCTCGACGGCGAGGACCTGGATTTGCTTGTTGGTCTGCGACAGGACGGGCAGGGAGATGTCCGCCGTCTCGAAGAACGACAGGATAGGTTGCGTGTTGATCCCGTCCACCTCGTCCACGCCGGTCTCGTGGACCCACAGTTTGTACTGGCTGCTGTCCGTGGGGTTCACGCCGGTGAGCAGCGGCTTGCGGAACACCGAGGGCGAGAAGCCCGCCGACCTGCCACCGTTCGGCAGTTCGCAGTCGTACCACGTGTTCTCGCGCACGTTGTAGATGACGGCGTGGCTGCACTCGGTCGCCTCGCCACGAGGGTAGCACCACCAGATTTCGCCGTAGCGCGGCACCTTGAAGGCGAAGACCTTCTGCGAGGCGTTGACGTTCAGGCCGTCAAAGAACCAGTTGATGTTCAACTCGTTCGGCACTTCGCGCACCACGCCGTTGAACATCAGGAAGCGGTCGGCGCCCGCCCAGTAGAACACCCCGTCGTACTCAATGACGCTGTTGGGCGCCAGGATCGAGGACTCGGTGCTGATGGTGTCGAATTGGAATACTTCGGCGCCACCCACGAAGGTGGCGCGCACCACGGCGTCGGCGGACCAGAACAGGCCGGACGGCGAGTTGCCGGGGCCGCCTCGCAGGGGCATGGCCTTGACCAGCTTCTGTGAGGCGACGTTGGCGCTGCCCGAGCCTGTGCCGGCGAAGTCCGTCGGGTCGCCCGCCACCGACCAGGCGACGTAGCCGTTCGACCCGTAGATGAAGGTGTAGGGGTGCAGGGCCACGACGCCGCCGGTGCAGTTGCCGCCGACCGGCAGGGTGATCTGCGTGAGCAGGCCCGTGCCGAGGACCGGGCCGGAGAACAGTGCGCCGCCGCTGCTGTTGGCGATGTTCTGTCCGTTCGGCGCCACTTGGGCCAGCAACAGGTTCTGGCTGGAGTCGCTGTCCACGTCGAATTGCCAGACGTTGTCGGCGTGGGACGTGAAGCCCGTCGTCGGGGTGCGGTCGGTGATGACCGACGTGTTGTTGGTGGAGTCGATGGTGAACCGCTCAACCTTGTTGTACGAGCCCGAGTGGACGTAGGTCAGGGCGTCCTGCGTGTAGGCGTGCAGCCCCCGGCTGATGCCGGACAGGAACTTGTTGATCGAGCGGTAGCCGCCGATCTTCCGCGGCAGGCCGCGCTGGAAGCGGACCCACTGCCCGTCCACGTAGGCGTCGCCCTCGAACATCGTGCCGTCGCGCTTGATGCCCGGCTTCGACTGGATCCGCATGATCTCGGTGGGCATTAGATCGTGGACTCGGCTTCAATGGTGATGGTGGCGCTGTCGAGGACAGTCGTCGTGCCGATCTTGCGGATTTCCACGGTGAACGTGCAGGTCTTGATGAACACCGCGCTTCCGGTGTTCGTGGACACGGTCCAGTCGCGGGTGGTGCCGAGCGAGAGCCACGAGCCGCTCGTGCCGGTGGACAGGGAGCCCGACGTCACGGTGACATAGCACTCGTAGCCGGACGCCGCGCCGTTGGGCGTGATCCAATCCTCGATGTAGGTGGCCGAGCCGACCGTGTTCGTGCTGTAGACCTTGCCGTTGGAGTTCAGGCGATAGCCGCACGTCGCGTTGGTCGGTTGGACCTGTGGCTCGTAAAGGTTCTGGTCCGTGATGCTGATGGTCGGCACGCTGGTGCCATAGAAGTTCTGGATGCTGATGGCCCCGCTGCTCGGCACCGAGCCATAGGTGCCGCTCGTTCCCGACGGCACGTAGGAGCCCCCGGCGTAATAGTCGCCGAGGGACGGGGAGGTAGGCCCCCCGAACTCTCCCTTGATGTCGTTCAGGCTCAGAGCCCCGCTGGTCGGCAGCACCATGTCAACGCTCGCCCCGCAGCAGGGCGACGGCGTCCACCAGGTCGTCAATCTCGCGCTGCTGCTCCTTGATCGCCTCGATCAGCAGGGGCACGAGGCGGGCGTAGTCCACCGTCAGGTACTGCGGGTCGATGGGAGCGGGGCTGACGATCTCGGGCAGCACGGCGCGGACCTCTTGGGCCGACACGCCGACCTCGCGCTTGGCCTCGTAGCCGAGGGCCTGCGCTACCTCGTTGGCCTCGTAGTAGAAGCCGTTGAGGCTCTGGACCTTCCACACGGCGTCCTTGACGGGACCGAAGCGGGTCTTGAGCCGGTCGTCCGAGAAGTAGGCGGTGATGTTGCCCGTCGCCGTGATCGCGCCGTTCACCGTCAGGCCAGCCATCGTGTAGCTGTTGCTGGTGTTCAGGGCGTTGGCCGTGGTCGCAGTCGTCGCGCTGGTGGCGCTGGTTGCCGAGGTGGCGGTCGCCGCGTTGCCGCTGATGCTGATGCCCCACGTGCCCGAGGCCCCGGAGCCCGTGGTGGAGGGCACGTCGAGCGCGGTGCGGGCGCCGCTCGCCGTGGTCGCCCCGGTACCGCCGTTGGCCAGCGCAAGGGTCCCGCCGAGGGTCAGCGTGCCGCTCGTGGTGATGGGGCCGCCGGACAGGGTCAGGCCGGTCGAGCCGCCCGAGCCGCTGACGCTCGTCACCGTGCCGCCGCCACCCGCCGTTGCGTTGATGGTGATCGAGCCGCTCGCATTGCTGATCGTGATGCCCGACCCTGCGGTCAGGGTGGCGAGGGTGTAGCCGCTGCCGTTGCCGATGAGCAGTTGCCCGTTGGTCGGGGTCCCGGTCACGCCGGTGCCGCCGTTCGCCGTGGCGAGCGTCCCGGTCAGGGTCAGCGTGCCGCTCGTGGTGATCGGCGAGCCGGTGAACGACATGCCGGTCGTGCCGCCCGACGCCGCGACGCTGGTCACGGTGCCGCCACCCCCGCCGCCACCGCCCGTGTTGGTGATGGTGATTGAGCCGGAGGCGTTGGTGATCGAGATGCCCGAGCCCGCCGTCAGGGTGGACAGCGTGTAGTTCGTGCCGTTGCCGATCAGCAGTTGCCCGTTGCTCGGGACGCTCGTCGCCCCGGTGCCGCCGTAGGCCGGGGCCAGGGCGGTCGTCAGGCCGGTGAGCGAGGTGATGTCGCTGTTGGCGCCCGACGCCGCCGTGCCGAGGTTGATGCGCGCGCCTGATGCCGTCGTGGAGCCCGTACCGCCGTCCGCGACGCCGATGGGCGTGGCGACGCCGCCGGTGTCCGCGTCGAGGAAGTTCGACCCGTCGCAGTAGTAGATGCCGCGGGTGTTGCGCACGACGGTGACGGCGGGCGTCTGAGACGAGGTGCGCAGGCCGACCGTGTAGGAGCCGCCCGTGGTGGAGTTGTCCACCCAGTACTGCTGCGTCGTGGCCGGGACCACGACCTCCATGTTGGCCGTCAGGGTGCCGGTGAACTTGTAGGCGACGCGGTTCAGTTCGCTGCCCGAGAGCGTGTAGGGCGAGGACGCGCCGGTCAGGTTGATGACCGTGTAGTCGAACGCAAAGGTCGCGCTCTTTCCGAGGCCGAAGGTGTACCACGCCGACCCGTCCGTCACGACGCGGCAACTGTCGCCCGGCGACAGGACCAGCGTCGTGGCGCCGTTGATGAGTTCCGACGAGGCGGGGTCGATGGTCAGGTTGCCCGTGCCGCCGTTGCGGATGTCGGTGAACCAGTTGTTGCCGAGGGTGCTGGCGGCGATCAGGCTCACCGTGCCGAGGGCGCCGGTCCAGACGTAAGCCGCGCCACGAGCGCCCGCAGGAAGCGTGAAGCTGGAGTTGAACGAGGTGACGCTCTCAGCGACGGAGAGCGTCGAGCCTGTGGCGACGAGGCCAAATCCCGCAAGAGCCGATGCCTGTGCCTGTGCCGTCGATGCGCCGAGTTGAAACGTGCGCCACGTGCCCGCGGCGCTGGTGTTGTCAACGAGGTAGACCTCCCACTGCGTGCCGGCGACGATAGACAGGAGGGTGCCGCCGCCCGCGTCCTTGATCGTGATGGTCGAGGGGCCGAGGTTGTTGAACAGGATCGGCACGCCGACGCTGGACAGGGTGGCGTCGGGCAGCGTGACGGCGTAGGCGCCAGCCGGCGAGACGTCGATGACGCTGGCCGCCACGGGCGCGTTGGCGCTGGACTCCAGCGGCCACTCAAGCGTGACGTCGCCAGTGAGGTTGAGAGCCAGGTAGGAGACGTCCGACGGGTAGAGGGTCGTGCCTCCGAAGACTTGCGTGTAGGACATCTATGCCTCTTTGCGGACGGCGTTGCGGTCGAGCACCTTGGCGAGGTCCTCGCCGTTGAGCATGGCGGCGGCGCGGTCGTACATGGCCTGCCACACAGGGATGCGCTCGTCGTTCTTCAGGAAGGGCGTAGCCTCCAGCAGCGTGCCGTAGAGCAGCAGTTGCGGCGCGTACTCGGTCAGCCAGTTGCTCTGGACGTTGTCGTCCAGCAGCGGCGGAAGCTCGTAGTAGAGGATCTCAAAGGGGTAGTCGGCGTCGGGCGTGGGGGCGAAGACCCAGTGCGTGTAGTCGTAGTCCGCGTAGAACTGCGGCTCGCCGGTGAGCGTCTCGTCGGGCCAGTACTGGCGGACATACTCGTAGGCGCGTGTGAACAGTTGTTTACGGGTCGTGTTGCCGGCGCCCGTGCCGATGTTCATGGAGATGGTGTCGCGCCACCTGTCCGGCTTGGGGTAGACCGACTGGCCGGCTGACAGCGTGCCGGTGACGACGGTGCTGAAGCCCTGCACCTTGAGTTCGCGGGCGATGCGACGTTCGGCGAGATTGATGAGCCGGGGAAGCTGCTCCACGATGACGGGGTCGGTTCCCATCGTGGCGCCACGCTCCAGGTAGCGTTGCACATCCTCTTTGAGCGTGGTGAAGGTCGTGGTCGTCGCCATTGAGCACCTTGTCGGGGGCTGATGGACGCCGTAGCCCTTGCATCGGGGCCTCGACCGTCAGTCTTGCGAGTGTATCACGGCGCGACGGGGGATGGAAGAAGGGCCGGAGACAATGCAAGCGCATTACCTCCGGCCCCCTGTGCAGTCGCCACTTGGTTATCCCGCGCGCCGCAGGACCCGTGAGGGTGTGGGGGAGCCGAGGACTGCTCGCTTCCCGTAAAGCAAGGGCCGAGACAGTCCGGGGTAACAATGCTTCCCGCGACCTGTCCCGGCCCTGCGCCGCACCCCCGAAGCGGTGCGGGTTGATGTGCAGCGGGATCGGACACCCGCTGTTGGCGCACACCGTGTATCACGTCCGCCACCCACGCTGAAGCGTGAGGCCAGAAGCATACGCTATTCACCAGAAATGGCAAGGGCCGAGGTTTCCCCCGGCCCTGCCTTATCTCTCGTCCAGAGGGGGTGTGCCGAAGCAGTGACCGTTTCCTCTGGCACACCTCGGGGCGGCCCCCATGCGGTGAGCCTGACAGGCTATGCCTGCCGATACCCTACACGCCAACCCACAAAAAGCAAGGGCCGAGATTGCTCCCGGCCCTGCGCCGCACCCCCGAAGCGGTGCGGGTGACGTTTATGGGGCCTTGGCCCGCAGGCGCGCCCCAACCAAACCGACCCGGGGTAACGAAACCGTCCCGCGCTATCGTTTGGTTATCGGAACCATTGCTGGCCCGGAAGTTCCGCCGTAGCGGGTAGTCGAGGGTCGCCACCCACGCCGAAACGTGAGGACAGGAGCATACGCCATCAGCGCGTGGCGTCAACAAGCAAAAAGAGAGGGCCGAGATTGCTCCCGACCCTCCTAGTTCATCCAGAAGTGCAACGCCACACTACACCATCCGCGCGTGGCGTCAATCCTCGTAGCGGAAATCCCGGTGGTCCGTGCCGTGAACCCACGCCCACATCCAGTTGTTCAGGTTGCTCTGGTTGCTGTGACCGGCGGTAAGGTACCCCCCGCCGACGAGTTCATAGAGGGCGGTCTTGTCGGAAAGCCATTTTTCCGCGTCAGGCCCTTTGGTGAAAGTCAGGGTGTTTTCGTCGCCCTGCACATAAAGGGCTACGCCGCCTTCAAGGCCACTCAGAACAGTAAAGTTGATTTTCGATGACATGTCTGTCCTCCAGTTTTGGTATGTCATACCTCTCCCTGTCTGCGCCCATTGTCAACCCTTTCCGCTACCCCAAGGCGGAGTGTGCAGCCGAGTGGCGGAAGCCCCGAACAGGAAGGCGAGGTGCTCTATAGACGACCGGCTCCCACCGCCAAAAGTCTCATACCCACTTTCATCCGCCAGAGCCACGACGACGGTGTACACTTCGCCGTAGACACCTGCCTCAATGTTGTCGGCTATGTTCCGCAGCATCTTCGCCGGGTCTTTGAAGTCGGGCGGCTTGATCTCGCCCACAACTTTCAAGTCAGTCATCATCAACCCTCCAACCGACCGCCCTTCTGGAAATGCGACAGGGGCTTGCCGCCCGTGTACTGGAAGTGAGGAAACTCTTTGAACTTGGTCCACCGCCCCGCCCACTCCAGCCCGGCGCCCTCGCCGAGTTCCCCGACGCGCTGCCACAGCTTGCCGTCCTCGCCGCTCGTGCCCCACACGGGCTTGCCGTTGCGCAGGGGCACCACGTCGTAGGCGAGGCGGTAGTTGTGGAAGGACTGGCCACCCTTTGCGTTCGTGACCTTCTTGCCCGGCTTGGTGCGGCCTTGGGCGTAGAGCGCGTCCTGCTCGGCGGGCGAGCGGTAGGTGCAGGTCACGAGCAGGTCGATGCCGTGGGCCTCGCACGCCATGAGGTGCGCGGTCGCCTTGGCTCTCACCGTCGGGTGCAGGTCGTAGATGTCGCGGCTGGGCATGTCACTTCCTCCAGAACAGGTACCACGGCTTCTTCGCCGGCGGCTCAAGCAGCTTCACGAGCCCCGCGCGCTTGGCCTCGCAGTCTTGCAGCGCGACCTCCTGGCGCACGGAGAACGCGGCGAGATCCGCAATCGTCACGACGGGTGTATCAGGACCGATACACGCCTCACGGAACGGCTGGGGGATCACCGGGCTCGGCGCCCTGCTTCCCGCGCACGCGGTCAATGCCAGAGCGCCAAGCAGACAGGACGCCGTCAGGAACGGGCGTCGAGGCGTCAGGCGATTCGTAGATGTGCTGGACGGCGACATTGCCGCGCTCCCGTACGATGATGGTCTGTTGAGTGTAGGTCTCCAGAGCCTCGCGGGCTTTCTGCTCGACCTGCGCTTGAGCGACCGCCGCCTCGGCCCTGGCCTTCTCGACGCGCGCCTTGTGCTGGAACCAGAGGGCGACGGCCACCATCACGGCGACGATGGCCATGCAGCCCATGAGGAGGTAGCGGTTCACTCAATGATCTCCTTGACCTCCTCGGCGGTCTTGATCGCCTCGGCCTTTAGGCGCGTCAGGTCCACGAGGGTGGCTCCCGCCATGTAGACGAAGGCGAGCAGGATGTTGGCGAAGATGAGGCCAAGGCCGATCCACTTCAATGCGTGTGGCTCGTCAACCTTGAACACGATCCACGCGATGGTGGTGGCGTTGATGCTGGTGAACAGGAACGTGAAGAGCCTGCGCCAGAACCATTGCACCTCCTTGGTCATACCGCTTCCCCACGGAAGTAGGCGACGCCGTCGATCACTTCGCAAAGTTCAGGTGGCAGAACGCGACCATCCTTGAATGTCAGGATCGCGAAGCCGGAACACCAAGGCGTCGCGTTGTTCTCCAGATACTCGAATTGCGGGCCGAGCGGATCGGACAAGGTGCCGGTGTCCACACCCCACCGACGCCCGGTGTAATCCGCCCACGGCGTCACGGCGAGGCGGTGAAGGTGGCCCGTCACCATCGTCAGGCCGCCCTTCAGCGTGTTGTTGTAGACGGCATGGATGCCGTTGGCCTGCCGATGCTTGACCATGACCTTGCCGTTCAGGCGGATGGACCAAGCCATTTCCCATTCAGGGAACTTGTCCGCCAGACGCTCCACGACGCCTTCATACTCGGCGGCGTTGACGACCATCGCCCTGTCAAAGCGGGCGTCGTGGTTGCCGATGTTCCAGTCCAGCGGCGTCCCGCGCTTGGCGGCGAGGGCGATCTCGTGCATCCGCTCAAGGCAGGCGTCGAGCTCTTCCTTCACCGAGGGCGGCTGGCCCCAGCCGTGCGGGTCGTGCCGGCTGATCCGGGCGCCGTCGAAGATGTCCCCGTTGGCGATGACGCGCTTGGGTTGAAGGCGCTTGATGAGTTTGAGCAGGGCCTCGTTGGCTACAGTGCGGTTGCCCGGCCAGAAGTGGGCGTCGGAGAAGACGACCACATGGCCATTCTCCACGGTAGCTTGGCGCTCTCGGGTGTAGGACCAGGACTGCGTATAGGTGGACTGGGTGGCGCCTTGAAAGTTAGCGGGGTGCGTCTCTAGGACGATTCCCCTGTTCGCCATTTTCTGCCGACGGCGATAGACTTCGCGCACTTGCATGTTGAGGCTGCGGGCGACGGCGGAAGGTGAACACCCGCACTCACGCCATGCGGCGATGAACTGGTCATCGGAGATAGCCATAGGTGCTCCTTGGCTGTGTTACCGGGGCGCCTTCGTGTCCAGCTTGTCGTAGATTTTGTCGAGGAGTTCGTGGATGCGACCGATGTCCTGTCGGTAGTCGTCCTTGGAGACATATTCCTTGGGCAGATCGGCACGAAGGGTGGCGAGGTCGCCACGCAGTTCCTTAACCGCTCCCCACAACTCGCGCAACACCCAACCGCCAACGGCCATGACGATGGCGGCGACCGCCTGGACGACAGAATCCCAGTTCATCGGTCTTAACTCCAATCGGAACGCGGGGGGTAATCGGTGCGGGCCTTGTGCCGGCGAGGGTCGTCATACTGGCCGGGCCGCTTGCCCTCGTCTCGCTCAATCGCCTTTTCGCAATGGTCTGGATCCAGCCAGTCGAGGATGCGGCACAGGACGCAGGCGAACTTGCGCCCGCGCCGCTTGTCCTTGGCGATGCGCGAGGAGATGGTTTCGTCCTCTGATCCAAAGAGCAGGGCGTTCAGCAGTTGGTCGAAGGCCACGAACAGCCGGCGGAAGTAGGACAGGATCGGGCGGCCGGGGATCGTGGCTTCTTCCTGCGGGCGGTCCATTACGGCGCCTCGCCGGCCAGGATTTGCGCCGCGCGCCCGGGGGCGAGGATGCCCGCCGCCTCCAGGGCGGGCAGGCCGGCCACGATGTCCGGGTCGTTGAGCCGGACGACCGTCGCCTGGCTCAGCTTGTACTGGTAGACGGCGACCATGGGCGACTGGTTCGCCGCGACCAGGATCGCCGCCAGCTCGGGGTCGGTGAACAGGCGCAGGAAGTCGATCTTGTTCAGCTCGGGCGGCCCCGGCTCCGGCGGGGGCGGAGGCGGCGGGGTGAAGGGGAAGAAGCCCAGGCCGTCCACGCCCAGCTCGATCGCCGCCTGGGGCGCCGTGGCCGAGACGTCCGCCAGGGCCGCGTCGGGCCAGCCGACCAGGAAGGCCGGCAGGGCCTCAGGCGCGCCGATGTCCTCGCCGGTCGCCAGCCGGCGGCGCTGGTAGAGCTGGGTCATGCGGTCCTCGTAAGGGTCGTGTCAGCGGTGCAGGTGTGGATGGTCCAGGGGCCGACCGTCGTGATTGTCCCGCCGGTCCAGGTCTGGGTCCCGGTCAGGTAGCGAAGGATCAGGATCCCGGCGTTTCCGTTCGATCCGCCGGTGCTGGAGCCGGGAACCGCGCCGCCGCCGCCGCCGCCCGGGCCCGAGGCCGCCGGGCCCGCGCCGCCGACCGTGTGCCCCCCCTGGCCGCCCTTGCCGTACTCGACCGGCGCGCCAGAGATGGAAGAGAACTTGCCGGGCCCAGGAGCCCCGCCGGTTGTCGTGTTCGCATTGCCGCCCGCCCCGCCCGCGCCGCCGCCGCCCGGGCCGCCGCGATAGGTCGAGTAATCCGTAGCGAAGGTCCCGCCGACAAACCCGCCGTGAGCGCGGGGCGCGTTGCTGTAGCCCCCGGTGCCGCAAGAGTTGAAACCCGAGGTGAAGACGTCGGTCCCGGTGATCGACCCGTAATAGCCATAACCGCCGCCGCCGCCGCCGATGGCGGTCAGCAGAGATCCAAAGCGCGTCACTCCGCCGAAGGCATTCGCGCTGAAGACTGTGCCACCCTGCCCGATGGTGACGGCATAGGCGCCAAGGCCCGGGGCGGCGATCTCTACCTCGAGGACCTGGCCGCCCGCACCGCCCGACGTCGAGTGACCCGTGCTGTTGCTGCTTCCCGATGTCCGATCCCCTGCTCCGCCCCCGCCGACCAGCAGCAGCTGGACCGTCGGGGCGGCAGGCGCGCCGCCGCTGGCCGGCCGCAGGCCGAGGCCGCCGGCGAGGGATCCGCCCAGGGGCGCGCCGAGCTGCGCCTCCTGGCCCATCAGAAATCGGCCCCTTCGACCGTGAAGACCACGCCGCCGGTGACGCCGATCGCGCCGTACAGCTTCTCATTGGCGGCCAGGATCATCGGGGCCGAGTCCGAGTAGCCGAAGTCGACCGGGTCCTGGCCGGCGGTTGCGGCGACCGTCGTCGCCGGCAGGGTCTTCGACCGGACGAACCGCTTGATGGTCCCGGCCCCGTCGTGATCGCGGAACAGCTGCAGCTCGGTCGCCGTGCAGGTCGCCCGGGTGACCGCCGAGATCTTCGAGACCCGGGCCCCGTTCGCCCCGGCGGTGAAGATGACCGCCGTGTTCGTCGGCGTGTCGCTGTAGTTGGAGTTGGCGGTCGTCGCGACGCCCGAGCTCGAGCGCGGGGTCTGGGGCGTGACGACCTTGTTCTGGGAAACGGGCATGGGCGGGGGCTCCTAGAAGCAGAGGGACATGGCGACCGCGAACTCCTGGTCCACGGTCTGGCGGGCGGCCTGGTCGCTGGCGTAGTCAGAGATCGCACCCGTGGTCAGGGAGACGGCCGCAAGGGCGGTCAGGGCGACCGTCCAGGCCGCGAAGGTCCCGGAGCCGTTGGTCGAGGTCACCTCGACGGTCAGGACGCCCGTCCCGGAATTGTGGGCGGTGATGACCCCGCTCATCTGGTTCAGCGGGCTTGCCGAGCTGGCGATGACCACGGCCTGGCCGATCGCGTAGGCCTTGCCGGTCTGGATGGTCAGGGTCTTGGAGCCCGTGCCGATCGTCAGGGAGGTGGTCGAGGTCGCGTTCGTGCCCGGCGCGCCCAGGGCCGAGCTGGCGCTGTTGGCGGCCGCCGTGGCGCTGTTCGAGGCGTTGGTCGCCGAGGTCGAGGCCGCACTGGCCGAGCCCGCCGCCGCCGTCGCCGAGCTGGCCGCCGCCGTGGCGCTGGCGGCGGACTCTCCGGCCTTGGTCGTCGCCGTCGTCGCCGAGGTCGAGGCCGAGCTGGCCGAGCTGGCGGCGTTGTTCAGCGTGGAGAACTTCGCCTTGTAGGTCACGCCGCCGACGATGTAGGGCACGTACCCGTCTGGGTTGTTGCCGACATACTCGTTCAGTTGCGAGATGCGTGTCGGGATCAGGTTGCTGGGCACGCTCATGGGAGCAGGAACTCCTCGAAGTCCTCGGTGACGAGGAAGTAGTCGCCGTCCTCGGAGATCACGCCGGATGGATCCGTGGCGATGCTGACGTCAGGCCGCACGAAGCGAAGGGTGATGTCCTCGCTCTGCCGGGCGGGGAGGCGGTAGGGGTCGAACTGGTCGAGGTCCTTGTCGCAGACCATCAGGCCGGGGAAGTTCGGGTCGGAGTGCAGGTCGTCCAGCGACATCTTGCGGCTGCACCGAGCGCAGATGCCGATGCCAAGCGTCGAGCGCCCACGGGTGTCGAGGTAGAGCGGCATGGTGCTTACCTCGTGTATGCGCTGATGTTGGGCGCCCAGCGGATGGGCGAGTTGTCGCGCTCCTCGTTCCACGCATCGGCCATGGCCTCTGCGGAGAACGCCTTGAGCGTCGGGATGACTTCAGCCGGCACCTGCGGGATTTCCAAGGCCAGCTTGACCGCCAGTTCCGCGGTGATCGCGTCCAGCCACCGCTGCGGGACCTCGACGTCCTGCGTCAGCGTGCCGACGTCCATGATGTGCCGGTGGCGCCACATGACGACCTGATAGGTCGTGGACTGGCTGTTCGGCACGGGCCACAGGTGCATGACGGCATTCGGCACTTGCCGGTCGAACCAGTATTGCAGCGGGCGGATGGACTGGAAGGTCTTGTTCGGCAGGTTCGTGTAGTCGTCGCGGTTCAGCCTGCCGAAGGGAATCTCCGTCGGCGTGTTGCCGAAGTAGACGCGGCTGTAGGCCAGCGAGCCGGTCGTGGCGCGCACGCGGAAGTAGGGCGCGGGGACGACCTGCTCGACGTCATACCACGTCCACTCGCCGGAAGTCGCAGACGGCGTCTCGGTCTGAATGGTAGTCCAGGTCGCGCCGTCGGTGGACCGCTCAAGGGCGATGGGGACGGAGGCTCCAGACCACAGCACGCCGACGGTGGTGACGGGCGTGTCGGACCCGAAGGCGGTGCTGTAGGTGGTCGAGGACGTGGTGTTCGTGCCCGTCACTTCCTGCAAGGTGCGCAGGTTCACGTTCAGGATGTCGATGGTCCCGTCGGGCATGGTGATGTCGCCGACACCCTCGTAGAGGGGCAGGATGACCTTCTCGATGCACCAGAGAGGCACGCCCTTGTTGGCGAGGTTGGACAGCAGCAGGTAGAGCAGGCCCTTGGCGATCTCGACGTTCTCGCCGGAAACCGTCTCGGCAGGCATACGGACGCGCCGGAACGCGCTGTCGATCACCTTGCGGGTGTCGAATACCGTCTGCGAGATTGTGCCGGAGTAGGCCATGGCAGGTCCGCTGTGAGGGTCAGCAGTCCGCTAGTCGCAGCAGACCTGTCTGGCGTGATTGTATAGGACGGGGGCTAGTCTAGCAACCGACCTTGCCGCCGTAGCGCATCTTGGTCAGGGGCTTGCCGGGGTGCATGTTGCGCTCGTGCTTGTGGACCGCAGCGACCGCGCCACCCTTCGCCTTGCCGACCATCTCACGGGCTCCGAGTTGACGCTCGGCCATGAGACCGCCTTCCTGCTTGTGCTCGGCGCGCTCCTTGGCGGGCGATTCCTCGGCCTCGTGCCGCTTCATCGCCGCCTTGGACTTGTAGACCTCGCCGCTGCCCTTCTCGACGATGCCGCCCTTCTTGAACTTGCCGGGCATCGCCGTCTCGTTGCGCATATACCAGTCGGCGTCGCGCTTCGGAGCCTTGGGCGGGTTGGCCTTCATCTGGTTGCGGATGTTGCGGACCTGGTCGGCGGTCAGCGGACGAGAGGTGGGCTCGTCCTTCACGGCGTCGTAGGGCTTGGCCTTGGGCGGGGGAGCCTTGACCTTGCCGCCCTCGGCCTTGCGCATCGGGATCTTCGCGCCGGCGTCACGCGCTTCGTTCAGCGCGATGGCGATGGCCTGCTTGGGGCTCTTGACCTCGGGGCCCTTCTTCGAGCCGCTGTGCAGCGTGCCGCGCTTGAACTCGCCCATGACCTTGCCGACCTTCGCCATGGCCTTGCCGCCCTTGCCGTAGCTGGCGGACGACTCGGTCTCGTAGACCGTCTTGGTGCTGTTCTTGTAGCCTTTCATGGCGTTCGGTCCTTGGTTAGCAGGCCCACGCGCGCCGGGCTTTACGCAGGCGGCTGTTAGGGTCCTTAGCGGCTTCGGGAAACATCTTCGCCTGTCCAGCGGAGCGGGCGCAGAAGGACTTGCGGCGGGCAGCGTCTTTTTCTGTCTTGGGGTGCGGAGCGGGTGGCTTCAGCCCCGGCTTGCCGGGATTGGCCTTGTTGTAGGAGGCGCG